TGTTAGAGGCGTAAGCTTCCTATCATAAATGCGGCACACTACGTCCTGAGCATCAGACGTTAAACTGCTCACTCTCATTCCTGAGAGATGTGTCATGCGCACTGAGATTCATCCCCTAATCCAGCAACACCGGAGAAGACGTTGATCTACACCCAAGTGTGGGTTTTTCTGTTCCAAGGGAACGACTGGATTCGCTACGCTCTCTGTCGATCAAGAGAGTTGCGGACATAGTGTTCCAGAGCTTTCCTGAACCAGCTCTCTAGGTCACAAAGAGGTTCCTATCACGGTGTAATACCCGTGTGCTTGTTTATCCAGAGCTACGCCAGTGGGTGAATTTGTATAAGTTCTGTCCCTGTCTAAGTCGTCAAACAGAACCTATATATCTTTAAACTGGGTATTGCCGAGGATAAAAGCCTGAGCAAGCCAATACTGCTCCGACCATTGACATGTCGTTAAACTGTCTCCTAATTCTAATCCCCACCTGAGCAAGTGGAACCTGTCAGGTAGCATAAACTGCTTTGTAATTCCTATTGGTGCCTAGGCAAGCACCAAGTCAGACTGATCATTGCGTATCACCTGACGAAACAACTGCCTCCTCGTTCACAACCTCAGGATCAACATGTTCCAGATCATTCACGTCCCTTCTGGGCGCATCTTGAAGGCTGTCTACGCTGATGGCCGTACAGCTGCCACTCGTGCTGCTGCACTCTCCAAGCGATGGGGTGTCAAGTATCAGCCACGACCAATCATCAACAACAATTACCACGAGAGGGAAGGACAACGACAAAACAAAAAATACGATTTTGATCTACCATGGATGGATACATGGAACTCTCGATATAAATTCTGGAGCAAGGTCATAAAGACCATGCCAAAGTACACCTACCCACGTATCAGCAAAACACTGGGCATGGTGGCATACTTCGAAACGGAGGCGAAAGCCATGCTCAACCAGCTGACCGATACCACTCCGGGTCGGTTCCTCGAACAGTTTGCTGATGAATACCTCACAAAGGAGGAGATCAGGGATCTGGCCACAGAATACAGTGCCAAGTACGGACCCATCGAATTGAAGTGGGCTACTACTCCCGAAGACATCGAGAAGGTGTTTCGCTATGGACCACAGACTTGTATGGCTCGACTTACTTGGCCTGCTGATCGCGTCCACCCTGCTCGCGTTTATGCAAGCCCTGATCTCAAGATTGCTTATCTGGGCGATCTCGACGCCAAGCGAGTGACCTCACGAGGCGTCGTATATGAGGCAAAGAAAGTCTACGCAGGTGCATACGGTGATGGCACTCGCCTGCGTGTAGCTCTCGAACAAGCTGGATACACACAGTACGACAAGTTCCATGGCGGTGGACCTTTCGTTGGAGTTCGTCTCAACAAGATTGTGGAGAACAACTACTATGTCGGCGGACACATCGACTACTTCCCATACTTCCACGACGCTGGTGACCACCTCGTGGTCTGTGAAGGTACATCCAAGCCTCACGGGGCATTCACTACTGCAGGCATCTACGCAGTGGATCCCGAAGACAGGGGATACACAGGTAATCCCGTCCGAGTTCGAGGAAATCATGAAGCCAACGCTGCCTGACTGGTGGATCGAACTGTACGGGGATGACCTGTACGACGACCCCGACGAATATCTTCACATCAACGATGATCTACTGGAACAGGATGAACCCTAATGGGACGCGTTGCCCTCTACGATGGCCCTCTGGCCAAGTACAAGACCATCTCTGATCCCGGCAAGGTACTACTGGGATACGAGTACGAGATCGATCCCCAGTCCAACGACAACCAGAACGAGTGCTTCGATACCAAGATCCTCGATGAGCACTTCAACTGGACGTGGGAATCTCTGATGCATCCCGTCAGTGGATGGGAACTCAAGAGCATGATCACATCACTGAGCAAGCATCGCCCTGTGATCGACACTCTTCTTCAGGTCACAAAGTTCAACACCAAGCCCAACGGCAGGGACACCAACGCTGGTGGTATTCACGTCAACATCAGCAAGGATGACTACACCAAACGTGTTGTCTCCAAGCCTCTGTTCTACCTGAACAATGAAAAGAACTACGATCACCTGCTTAAGCTGTCGCATCGTGATCCATTTACGTTCAGGACGTACTGCCCTCAGTTCAAGTATGACTCAGTAAAGCACGCAGAAAAATCCTATCGCAAGTATACTACTCTCGCGATGCACAAGAAGTATGCGTACGAGCTGCGTCTGTTCGCTGCTCATCCCGACATCCTCAAGGGATCTCTCGAATACGCAGATGCTTTGTTCGTTCACGCCAATGATGTGGACAGCATCACTACCGACTCCCTCTATCAGTTCTGTTCCAACTCTCCCGATCACACGGAGGCTGCTCGCCTAATCAATGCCGCAAGGTAGAATCAGGTGGATCGTAAGACCCAGAGCTATCCTTACGACCCCACGAATACTACGTGATGCATTAGGCGCACGTAGATGTGTAGCTCACCCTGACAATCGGGGTCGGAAGTTTTCTCTACAAAATGATTTCTTCCTGACGTACCCACCAATAGAGGAACTAGAGGAGTATGCCCAGACCAAATCAAATGCCAGCGGAACCCGCACCGAACCCGAATCAATTACGTCAACTCTATGTAGACTGGAGAGTTATCGATCCATTCGCGAATTTGCAGCCGCAACCAAACCCGGACAGAGATCTACTCTACAATCCTCCTGTGTTCCGACACCCAGTACCGCCACAACCCATACCGAGGCCAGCGCCCTTACCGCAGGCAAGTTTGTTGTCCGTCCACTCAGACACAGCCAAGGGCGTGATTATCGGATCACGGATCAGCCGACAGACTTCAAAGAACAGGCAGAGTACATTTCGTGCCTTTTCCCGAAGCGTCACGAATACAGGATAATCTTCGTACGGGGCACACCACTGATCACCTTGATCAAGAAAGTCCCAGATGGAATTGATCCCGATGGCCCATGGAACCACGCCAACGGATCTACCTTCATCACAGTCAACGACATGAACAACAACAGACTTCGTGACACAGATGTGTACGATGTGCTCAAGAGTGTTCCTATCATTAAATCCGCTGACCTTGTAGCTGCAGACGTTCTGCTCGGCAAGAAAAAAGACGGATACGTTGTGACTGAACTCAACTTCTGTCCTGCGCTAACCATCGAAAACAACATGGATTTGGTGAAACAACATGTCTTGGAAGCTTCCCGGCCTCTGGCGAGACTATGCGAACCTGAAGACGTTCGCTGACTTTGCGGATATCTTCGACCCCCGTCAAAACAAAGCAGTACCTGATCCCGATACAAGCTTTCTTGTCTCAGACTATGAGGCACTGATCAAGGCTTTCTATAGCCTCGATAACATCAGGGACAACCGCAGTGATTTCAGCCAGATGTACTGGCCAATATGGAACGAAGCAGAAAAGCAGAAAGTCTGGGCTGCACTCGAAAACATCTTCGAAGGCAACTTCTGGTACCTGTACTACTGTGGCATCGAGTTCGGTCGGAACAACTCCCCTCAAGTCACCATGTACCGATACGGTGTCAGTGGTGGTAACGAAACTCAGTTCTACTACGGCAACAAGGATGAGTATTTCAATAGTGATCGTCCCATCACCGATCCCGAAGTGCAAGAGCAGTTCAAGGCAAAGGTAAAGCTCTACGCCGATACTATCCAGAAGCTCTGGACCAAACACAAGGACAAGCACTACCACACCGGCAACTTCCAGAATAATGGATGGAGTCAGTGGAACTTGTTCTTCAAGATGTTGACCAATCAGAAGTACATGAACCTAAAGTTCTTGGGTGGAACTCCTGCTAGCTACGACGTATTTTCTGCGCTGCTTCAAGATCATCCCAATGTCAAGATCAAATACTCCAACGTGGATGGTCGGAACAGTCTCGTAGCTACTGAATTAGTCACCACAGCAAATCGTCGTCCTCTCTACAACGTTCATCAGTACACCACCAACGTGTGTGATCTGATCGACTATCCCATCATCATGGACGGTGAGTACAACCCTCTCCTGATGGGTGTGGAACTGGAACTATCTACCAACTACTCGTGCCAGCAGCTGGTGGATGCAGCCGAGATCCCGTTCTTTGTCATCAAGTCCGATGCCTCAGTGAACGGCAACAAGCGGCACATGTACGAGCTGGTCACTGTGCCCATGAGCTTCAAGGCTCAAAAGCGTCAGTGGGCCAAGCTGTTTTCCAACCTCAACTACATGGAGTTTGATACCACCAACAAGACCAACAACGGGATGCACGTTCATCTCGACAAGACTGCGTTCCACGGCATCAGCCACATTCGCAACTTCTGTTGGTTCATCAACAACCCAGCCAACCGTGAATTCATGCTGGCACTAAGCGAGCGTGACCGTTCCAGTTATGAGAAGTATTCCAAGAACTTCGACATTCCCTTCGGATACAATAAGGGTAAGTCCCTCGTGGAAGCGACTCGGCTGGCGGCCACTGTCCGTGGTGCTACTAACGTCCACAAGAAGGGCAAGACTATCGAAGTTCGCCTGTTCCGTGGCATCGTTGGCTTTGCCAGCGTCATGAAGAACCTCGAAGCCACTCAGGCTATCTTCGATTATACCGCCAAGGCTCCACTCAACAGTCTCGGTCTCAATCACTTCCTCAAGTGGCTCTGGTCCACTCCTCGCAATCAGTACGGGGTGTTCAAGAAGTTCGTCATGGGTCTTGACCTCGCTGATCTGATCGCAGCCTCAGAAGTTCTGGACTGCATCTTCACCGAACAAGATCCCGACGCCATCGTCAAGGTGCTGGAGCACAAGAAGTTCCCCGTCACCAACGCTCACATCACCTACCTGAATCGAGTACGCAAGAAGAGGACATTCGTGTTCAACAAGGCAACCCTCAAGGTTGAAGTCATCACCCGAGATAAGGCCAAGCTGTCCAGCTTCGACGTCTCGCTTCAGAACCGCTACGCAGGATAACTACTATGTGTGTCATCATTGTCAGGGAGCCCAACATCGAGATCCCGTTCGACAAGCTCAGTGCAGCTTGCAAGGTGAACGGTGACGGCTTCGGTCTGTCCGTCATGGATCGTGGTAAGATCGAGACCATCAAGGTCTTCGACCCAAAGGGTAACGATCCAGACATCGTCATGCGCCAGCTGGAGCAGGCTAAGGATCAGAACGTCGCTCTGCACCTTCGCTTCCGTACTGCTGGTATCAAGCAGCTGGACTCGTGCCATCCCTTCGAGACGTTCACTAAGAAGGATCACGACTTCGAGATCTCGTTCATGCACAACGGGACTCTCACCGAGTTCACCAAGAACGGTGATCCTCTACCCGACTCTCATCACTTCAATCAGGAAGTCATTCGTCCCACGCTGGAGCGCTTTGCTGCTGGCATGGCCAACGAAGATCTACTCAAGGATCCTACCCTTCCTCTGATCCTCAAAGCCTTCGCTCAGTCTCGCTCCAAGTTCGTACTGTACGACCAGAACGGTGAGATCCTGATCATCAACAAGGATCTGGGCAAGGAGTTCGATGGCTGGTGGGCCAGCAACGACTACTCGTTCAACTTCAACCATCGGGAGACGTACTCGGGAAACGGATACGGCCCGCACAGCAACGTACACAGTCCGGCAGTGTGGGCGGCAGCAAACAGGTCGGGAAGCAACTCTCAGACCGGGCATCCATATTCTGGGAGCAACATCCTCCCCGCAGTCGGAGGGACTGGAAGCGGTACCGCAAGTGGCTCCGCAAGCACGGGGGTCAAGCGTAACGACGCCCCCTTTTCCTACGATACCAAAACAGAGGAAGGAGAAAAGGTGGCAGCAGTCATCCGTCATAACTCTCGTACCCCAGATCAACTCACCATCACCGCTCCCAAGCTCCGTGAAACATTCACAGACCTTACTGGCCTCGCGAATCTCAACATGGCTGCATATTTGGAAGACGAAGACGTGACCGAGATGATCGACATGTTTCCAGAGGTTGCTGCAACTCTGATCATGGATCTCGTTTACGAGCTATACATTCGCGATAGCGCTCGTTCTACTCAGGCGGTCGGCTAATGGCTATCTTCAATCAGAACAAGGTGGGAAAGCTCACCCTGATGGGGGATGAGTTCGATCACGCACAGTACAGGGAGTCCGTCAAGGACTTCTTCCAGACCAAGATCGAGAACAACAGTAGTACTTGGGATGGTCCCAAGCTGAACAAGTACGTCTCTCAGCGTGTCTTCATCTACGGTACGATGAAGAAAGGCTTTGCCCGTAACGTCATGCTGGGTGAAGATGCTACTCCTCTGGGTGTGGGCTTCACCAGTAGCCCATACTTCAAGATGTATCAGGTCAAGGATGGTGGGTTTCCCCTCGCTCTGACGTGTCCAGAAATCAAGGATCATCCCTCGTGTGGTCGGATCTACGGTGAGCTGTGGGATGTACCCATCAGCGCCATCTTCAGTCTCGACTACTACGAAAGCAACAACCTCCAGTTTACTCGACGCAAACTTCCTATTAAGATATGTGTACCGGGAACAGACGATACCATGCTGACTTATGCATGGATGTACGTTGCCAACCATGACTATTGGAACAAGCGTATTGATCAGATTCGTCTACTGGATCTCGTGACAAAGAAGAAGGATCCCTCGTTCGCGTACTTCATTTACATGAAGAAGTATGAGGATGAGTACAACGCACGAAAGAAACTCAATTGAGACATGCAGTTTACAGATGCGAAATTTGTGATTATGTAGCTGGCCACGGAAGTGACTATCTACATCAACCATCAAACGCAAGTCGTACCATTAGCCGTACAAAGTCAGGCGAGTACTTGTGTACCTATTGTAAGAACGGTATCGATAGTGCCGCCAAGACCAAGCATTCAGTACTGACTGACACAAAAAGTGATCTAACCATGCTTTTTGACCAGATTTACAAGCATGGCAAGATTACTTAAGTCGGGTCAACCGTGTCCGTGCGGTAAGTCCTCTGACGCATACGCTACGTACGAGGACGGACACGGATATTGCTTCTCAGGTAATTGCAAGAACCCATTCTTTAAACCACAAGGTGTTCCTATCACGGTGTCCGATCCATCAGCTTTCACCTACCAGTACCTCCCGTGGAGATCCATCTCAGCCGATACAATGGCTCATTACGGTGTAGCCACCAAGGTCGATGCTGATGGAGCCCCGGTATCCCTAGGGTTTCCCTACAGCCCACAATCCAGCAAGGTAAGGAGTTACAATGAAAAGCGTTTCTCTACCATTGGAAACATGTCTGATGAGTCACTCTTCGGAATGGATCGATTCTCTGCTGGATCGGCCAGAGCCATCACCATCACCGAAGGTGAAACAGACGCTCTCAGTGCCTTCGAAATGCTTGGGAGTAAGTATCCTGTTGTCTCAGTCCGCTCTGCTTCTTCTGCAAGAACAGATTGCACGAGAGCACGGGATTACCTGAACTCTTTCGAAAAGATCTACCTGTGCTTTGACAATGATGAGCCGGGTAAGAAAGCAGTACAAGAAGTCGCCTCACTCTTCGACTTCAATAAGGTGTATCATGTCAAGCTCAGCCAATACAAAGACGCGAACGAATATCTCCAAGCGGGACGTCAGAGTGACTATCGAAACGTCTGGTTCAACTCTCGTCGTTTCCTTCCGGAAGGAATCATTTCTTCCCAGTCCGAATTCAACAGCATTATCGATTCTGACGGAATTAAGGAAGGACAACCGTATCCGTTCGCTAAACTACAGGAGCTGACCTATGGCATCCGTACAGGGGAAGTCGTCCTCTTTACCGCGCTGGAAGGTATTGGCAAAACAGAAATCATCCGAGCAATTGAATATCGCTTGCTGCGATCTACGGATGATAATCTCGGCATTATCCACCTCGAAGAGTCTAAAGCTAGGGCACTTAAGGGTCTTGCAGGATACCATCTACGAACTCCAACTCACCTACCAGATTCTCAAGCTAGCCCAGAGGTCGTAAAGGAAGCCATTGCAGATCTGACCAAACGAGATGAAAGGCTACATATCTATAGTCACTTCGGCTCTAGTGATCCTGATGTTATCCTTGATACCATTCGGTTTCTGGCTACAGCGTGCAAGTGTAAGTACATTTTTCTCGATCATATTTCGATGGTTGTCTCGGGGCTCGGAGACGAAGACGAGCGGAAAACCCTAGACTACATCTCTACACGTCTAGCCATGATGGTAGAGGAGCTAGATTTCGCTCTCATCATGGTCTCCCACGTCAACGACGAGGGTAAGACGCGAGGATCCCGCAACATCAGCAAGATCGCTGACCTCTGGGTCCATCTCCATCGAGATCAGCAAGCAGCCACTGAGGAGGAGCGTAACACCACGTCCCTCATCATCCGTAAGAACAGGTTTGGTGCTCAGACCGGTCCCGCAGGTCTACTACAGTTCAACAGGGACACGTTCATGATCGAGGACAAGGACCCCAATGCTGTACCAAAGGCTGTACTACCTCCTGTGGGGGTTTAAGAGAATTTCTTGCGAAAAATTTTGGAGCCTAATCACAATGTTGACTTTTAAGAACAAGTACCGGTCAGAACCATTACCACACGACCTGTATGTTGAACTTCAAGACATCAGGACAAAGCTGGCCACTCTAGACCAGAGGATTGTGGAACTGACCCGTGAACTCCAAGATACTAAGGACCGCTATCACCACGGCCACGCAATCCAGCGGCACTGGAAGCCGGAATAGTTTCAAGGTCGGAGCAGTCCTGTTCGATAGGCGTGGTCGTATCCTTCAAGCTCGAAGCAATAGCTACAAAACTCATCCCTCTCTAGCTCCTCTAACCAAGTGGCCGTTCCAACATGCCGAGTCTGCGTGTCTCATTCATCACGGTCTTGACCATTGTAGTGGTCTGTTTTTGCTGGTCGTACGTCCAACTAAAACTGGTCTCTCTATGGCTCGACCGTGCCCAGTGTGTACCCAACTCATACGAGATGGAGGAGTAAAGAATGTCTACTACTCAGACTGGAACGGACGCATCGTCTGTGACTGACACGAGCCGCGAGGCGATCGAGCAGGCCGGCGGCAAGCATTACCGCAAGTGCCTCTCCATCATCCGTGAGAGTGGCATTGACGTGGAGAACCTCTACGGCGTGGGCTATCGGCTGTCGGACAAGGACCGTCGCGACATCACCAGCATCATCAATGACGAACCGGAGTTCCGCAGATGATCACGAGCGCATTCGCTTCCGCCTTCGCCGACGCCATGGAGCACGAGGCCCGCACGCTGGGCCGCGCGAGCACCACCACGATCGGCACCATGATCCTCTCGACCATGGACGAGCATCGGGGTAAGCACCTGGGAGAAGTCTTGGATTGGATCAAACACCAAGCCCACGGAGTCTAGCTATGAACAATCACGGCTGGGCTTGTTACGAGACATCCGAAGGTCTGCACGTCGTCCCCGTCAACGACACCCGTGAGCATAAGCTTTCAGACGATTGCTGGTGCTCTCCGTTCATGGATGAGCACATTCACGTCCACAATAGCCTTGATGATCGCGAGGCGTTTGAAACACGAAAGAGGCGCGTGTCATGAACGCCCACATCGCCCTCGGAGGCCAGTCATGACCACGCCAATAGAGCAAGCCGCTAAAGCTGCGTATGACAGCACAAAACAACCTTGGGATCCAAGCTATGATGAGCAAGGCGAAAGCATTCATCTGGCGTGTCTTGTAGTAGCCCGCGCCGTCCTCTTCGCGATCCGTGAGCCGAGTGAGGGGATGGTGGATGCCATGTACGCTGCCGGCGTCGAGCACGGGCTGGATTACGTGTTCCGTTCCGCCATCAACGCAGCCCTAGCGGAGGGACCATGATCATCGATGACGTCTGGACGATGTACTTTGCCTCCATCAAGGGGAAGAAGATGTCGTACCAGAAGCACTACCTCTGGGCTAACATCTCCAAGGTGTTTGCTGGTAAATATCCTAGGTTCGTAACAGAGGAGACGTGTCGCTACTACAATAAGATCCGACGTGCCGAAGGAGTTACCTCAGGTACAGTTCGAAATGAATTGCAAGTGCTACGTACAGTACTGAACTGGGGTAGCCGCAGGCGAAAGATTATCAACGATGACTACCAAGTCTGGGTACCTACTGGCTCTCCCCCACGCTCTGCTCGTCTTACACGAGAACAAGCCAAGGACCTCATCGGAGCATGTCAAAGCGATCACCTCCGTCTATTTATCATTCTGGCCCTTTCTACGGGAGCCCGAGCCATGGCGTTGTTCGATCTCACATGGGATCGTGTTGACTTTGAACGCGGTTTAATCGATCTCAGGGCACCTGTAGAGGACTACCGACTGTTCAAAGGCAGGGCGGTAGTACCAATGACACAGACAGCCCGTACGGCCCTGCTACAGGCCAAGGAAAAGGCACGGTGCAACCACGTCATCGAGTACAGGGGACAGAGGATTCAACGAGCCATCTGGCAAGGCTTCCGCGATGCCGCAGCTCGCGCGGGGGTTCCTTGGTGCACCCCGCACGTGCTTCGTCACACGGCAGCCACGTGGATGGTAGAGGGAGGTGCACAGATGAGTGAAGTATCTCAGTTCCTTGGTCACGCTGACTCACGAATAACGGAGCGAGTTTATGCAAAGTATTCCCCTACATATCTTGGTAAAGCTGCTAGGGCTCTAGAGTTTGATACTGGATGATTACCTTGACACCTACAAGTACAAGCAACTGACGCGTAGGTAGCAAAATCAATGGGTTACGGGGGTTGATTCATGTGTTGATTCAACCTCCCTTACGTTGTATTATCTTGGTACCCCCTAGCCTCGGAGAACGAATTGAACTTAGCACCATTGCTGGTGCGAGCTAACGCGACTCAAAGGATGCGAGAGCTACGAGCAGAAATCAAAGCTCTTGAGTCTGTTAAGAACCCAGATTATTTCCATATTGCCGCGAAGCAGCGCCGCCTAAAGCTACTAGATGAATTGAAGAAACAATTTATTTTCAAGATCTTCGATGCTGACAATCCTTGACATCGAGACTAATGCTCTAGTCAACCCCGATAAGATCTGGGTCATTGTTTGCAAGGAGGTAGACACAGGAGTCCGTCATGTTTTCGAGAATGTCCTTCTGGATCCCAATCCTTTTATGGAGTTTGCTAAACGGGTTAGTTGCTGGATTGGTCACAATATCATTGCTTATGATCTTCCTCAGCTGGCTCGGCTTATACAATTAAAGGTTGACTATTCTCAAACCATTGATACCCTAGTTATATCTAAGCTACTCAACTGTAACCTAAGTGGAGGACATAGCTTAGAAGCTTGGGGAGAACGCTTAGGTTCAAAGAAGATTCATTTCTCTAACTTTGAATCCTTTAGCAAAGAGATGGTAGAGTACTGTATACAGGATGTAGAGGTTACACATAAGTTATTTCTTAAGTTCAAGGACTACATCTACAGTCCTATGTGGAAGAAAGCTCTTCGAGTAGAACATGACCTAGCTGTTATCTGTAAAGAGATGCAAGATAACGGCTTTTATTTTGATATCAATTCTTGTCTCCACCTTCACAAAGAAATCTGCGCGGAGCTGGATGCTCTAACCAAGGAGATGAGGAGTGCCTTTCCTCCAAAGACTAAGCTTATTAAAGAGGTCCATCCCCGCAGTACAGCACATGGGACCATACATAGGGGGGACTTTCGCTGGCTTAGCGATGGGAACCTCACGCCATACTCAGTCGGCTCTCCGTTCTCTCTATTCGAATACGAACCTTTCAACCCAGGTTCGCCGAAGCAAATCGTCGAACGTCTTAACAGTGCTGGATGGCGTCCGTACGAAAAGACAAAGGGGCACATACAGGCAGAGAGGGAACGGAACACCGAGCGCTTGGACTATTTCAGGACCTACGGTTGGTCGGTATCGGAAGCCAACCTAGCCACCCTACCTAAGGATGCTCCAGAAGCTGCTCAGAAGCTCGTACGCTGGCTTCTCCTAGACTCCCGCAGGTCTACCCTAGAGGAGTGGCAGAAAGCCTACAGCGAGGTTTCTGGGCGCATCCACGGGAACTTCAATCACATAGGTGCGTGGACACATAGGATGTCACACTCCGCACCAAACATGGCCAACATCCCGGCTGGAGAAAGTCTCTTCGCCCATGAGATGCGTGCCATGTGGTGTGTACCAGAGGGACATTATCTAGTCGGTGTTGATGCAGATGGGATCCAGCTCCGTATTCTGGCCCACTACATGGATGACCCCGAGTTCACCACCGCCCTTATCTCAGGTCGTAAAGAGGACGGCACTGACGCACACAGTATGAACATGCGAGCCCTTGGGCCTGTGTGTAAAGATCGAGATACAGCTAAGACGTTCATCTACGCTTGGCTACTAGGTGCTGGCACTGGAAAGATTGCACAGATCCTACAGTGCTCCACACGAGACGCAAAGGAAGCAGCAGAGAACTTCATCAACGCATACCCTAGCCTTAAGAAACTGAAGCGTGAGGTTATCCCAGACGATGCAGCACGTGGGTACTTCATCGGTCTCGACGGTCGTCTAGTGTTGTGTGACAATGAGCACCTGATGCTAGCCGGGTACCTACAGAACGGTGAGACAGTAGTCATGCGACATGCAAACGTACTGTGGCGCAAGCAGTTAAAAGAGATGAAGATCCCATTCTGGCAAGTCAACTTTGTCCACGATGAGTGGCAGACAGAAACCATAGGGGATCTTGCTACCGCTAAGATTATTGCACAAGTCCAAGCCGACAGCATTAGGATCGTCGGTGAGCAGCTGGGTGTAAGATGCCCACTTGCAGGAAGCTTTATGAACTCATCTAAGCAGGACGCCATTGGGCGTAATTGGAGTTACACACATTGAAGATCTACGAAATCGTTGTTACGTTTCTCGACCCAGCTCGTGGTGTCGTACAGATTGCAGCTGAATCCGAAGAGGACGCTGTCAATACCCTTCGCTCTCGTCTCGATGGTCAGGTAGTTGATCTCAACATTGAGTCCATCAGTCTGGTTGTAGACGAACCAGAGATGAAGATCGAAGACCTTTCCGCTGATCGCACTGTCAACTAAGGTTCATTACAAATGGCTAATCAGTTCTTCTATGTCTCCGGTGTTGCTGAGTGGGCGCAGGTCAAGCGTCCCAACAAGTTTGGTAACTGGGCTATTCAGGTCTACACCGACAAGGCTACCCGCAAGCAGCTCAAGGACATTGGTCTGCGAGTGAATCCCCGAGAAGGCAACGAGGAGTACGGCGATGGCTGGTACCTCACGTTCCGTCGTCCTACCACCAAGGTCTGGAAGGGGGTCAAGACTGAACTCACTCCACCCGTGGTACTCAACGCCGATGGCACAGCCTACGAGGGCCTTATCGGCAACGGTTCCAAGGTCACGGTGAAGATCGAGATCTACGACTTCAACGGTGGCGTTGATGCTGCCGGTGTGAAGTACGATGGTGGTAAGGGTACCCGCCTAGAGTCCGTCCGTATCGATGCGCTTGTCGAGTACAAGCCAGAGAACGAAACGGGTACAGGAGAGATCCAGCAGGCTGCTGCTGGCAAGGCAGTCAATGCTCCGGGTATGGGGCTGCCATTCTAATGATCGCCTCAGCTCAGACACTGAGGGCACTGCAACCTGTTAAGCCATTCATCGAGCGTACTAGGGTCAACGGCATGTCCGCTGGCCTTAGTGCCGCCGGGTATGACGTCACGGTAGACGGCACGACGTGGCTCTACAGCTCCCTCGTCCTTGAACCCGGTCAGTTCGAACTCGTCTCCACCTTTGAGACGTTTGAGATGCCCACCAATCTCCTAGGTATCGTACACGACAAGAGCACATGGGCACGCCTAGGTATTGCCGTACAGAACACTGTGATTGAGCCGGGCTGGAAGGGGTATCTCACACTGGAGATCACCAACCACAGCAAGAAGTCAGTCACTCTGATACACGGAGATCCCATCGCACAGATCGTGTTCCACCTCCTCGATGTCCCAACGGATGCACCGTACACGGGGAAGTACCAGAACCAAGAGTCTGGCCCACAGAAAGCGAGGTTCGAGTGATCAAGAAACTAATTGTCTACAGCGTGGATATGAACGCTGCTGATGGTACATATGAAACTGGGGTAGGTGGTATCGAACAGATCCAAAGTTTCCCAGACGTCTTCAAGATCAAGTACGCAGAGTACGTTCAGTTTATCAACAAGAGCAAGTTTGCTAGCTGGATCATTTATGAGTAAGTCTATTGACACACTAGTTGACGACATATATAATCTGTTTACCACTCCTGTTGAGTTTGCTCAGTCCAACGTAGAGATCTTCGGCCAGAAGCTCGCAATACATATTGCGCATCGCATTAGCGAAGAGCGTGGTCGCCCTACTCTACGTCTCAGCAACATCGGCAAGCCGTGTGAACGGGAACTGTGGTACTCGATCAACACACCTGAGTGGGCTGAACCTCTGCCTCCTCAGGCTCGCATGAAGTTCCTGTTCGGAGACATCCTTGAGGAGCTTCTCCTGTTCCTAGCTAAGGAGGCAGGTCACAAAGTTGAAGGACAGCAGGACGAGATTGAGATCAACGGTGTCAAGGGTCATCGCGACGCTATTATTGATGGTCGTGTGGTTGATGTTAAGTCTGCTTCTAGTATCTCCTACAAGAAATTTGCTGAGCACAAGCTCCCTGACGATGACCCATTTGGTTATATGGCTCAGCTGGGCGCTTACGTCAGCGGCTCTCGTGACGATCCGAAGGTCGTAGAGAAGGACATTGGTTCGTTCCTTGTCATCGATAAGACCCTAGGTCACGTCACTCTCGATACCTACGCTGTACCTGAAGTTGATTATGGTCTGGTTGTAGCACAAAAGCGTGCTCTACTGGATGGTCCCGTTCCCCCACGTCCTTACGAGGATGAGCCCGAAGGCAAGAGTGGGAATCGAGGCCTTGGCACCAAGTGCTCCTACTGCAGCTTCAAGCACAAGTGCTGGCCTAACCTACGTACGTTTATCTACGCTAATGGTCCAACGTTCCTCACCCATGTTGAGCGCCTACCAAAGGTTCCTGAGGTAGATGCCAAGGGCAACTATGTGACACAGTTTTGAACATCGCATTAGACTTTGACGAGACCTACACACGTGATCCCGATATGTGGAACGTGTTTATTGCAGATGCTAAGGGACGAGGTCACGACGTTAGGATCGTTACGTTCCGTCACTACTACATGACTGACCCCGCCCTTGATTACCTAGCTAGTTCTATTCCCGTCATCTTCACAGGTTATCAGCAGAAGCGAACCTATTGCAAAAACTTTGGTTGGCTTCCTGATATCTGGATTGACGACTCACCGGAGTTCATTGTTGAGCACCACCAAATTTAACATCGATAACATTCGTAATCCATTTGAAGTAGGTATTTACAAGCAGCTCAAGAACCTGACGAGTCGCAAGAAGATCTCGGTAGGCTATGAAGATCACAAGATTGAGTACTCAATCACAGCCGACTACATCCCTGACTTCACATTAGAGTTTAGTGATGGACGTAGGATCTTCATTGAAAGCAAGGGCTGGTTGAGACCAGAGGATAAGAAGAAGATGAAGCTGGTGAAACAGCAGTACCCTGATCTAGATATCCGACTCCTGTTCCAGAAGAACAATCGCTTCCCACGGTCCAAGACTACCTACGGTATGTGGGCAGACAAGCTGGGCTACAAGTGGGCAGTAGGAGAAGTGCCGAAGGAGTGGATTCTATGACCACTCACCTCGTCATCCCAGACAGCCACGCTCACCCTGACCACAACAACGACCGAGCTGACTGGCTTGCCAACCTGATCATCGATGTGAAGCCAGACGTAGTCATTCACATCGGAGACTCAGCTGACATGCCCAGTCTCTCAGCCTACGACAAGGGGAAGAGATCGTTCCATGGACGAAGCTACAAAAAAGACATCGACTCCCATCTCGAATTTCAGGATCGTCTCTGGGAGCCAGTGGTACGACGAAAGAAGCGGCTACCACGCCGAGTTTTTACTATCGGAAATCACGAGCAGCGAATTGAAAAGGCTCTCGATCTCAGTCCCGAACTCACAGGTACTATCGGGATGGGGGACCTTGACCTTGCTCGATGGTACGATGACGTTGTCCCCTACGTCGGTGGTACCCCCGGAGTTATCAAGGTAGATGGAATTCATTACGCGCACTATTTTGTCTCCGGCGTCATGGGTCGTCCTATTGGTGGCGAACACCCTGCTTTTTCTCTCCTCACTAAGCAGTTCGTATCCTGTACCGCTGGTCACCTACATCTCGCTGACAGCTGCATCCGTACTGCTGTTGATGGTCGCAAGGTCCAGACTTCCATCGTCGGTGTCTACCAAGACTACGACAGCCCATGGGCAGGAGAAGTCAACAAGCTCTGGTGGCGAGGAGTTCTCGTCAAGAGGAACGTGGAGAACGGAACCTATGACTCCCAGTGGATCAGCATCGACAGCCTCAAGCGGGAGTACGGAAATGTATGACCGTGAAGAGCAGGCAGCTATCGCTGTATTCGAGAAGGCACTAGAGACGTTCGTACTCGAAGACATCCTAGCTGACAACGATCTCACTCCAGCAGAAGCACTATTCCTACTAGCAGAGGCCGGTCACATTGAGTACCCGGAAACGCACCCGGTTTAAGAAACCAGACTACGATAAGTATGAAGAGCCAACAGACCGGCTCAAGGAACTCTACAAGCGTGGCAAGAAGCTACGCACAACCAATTATGAGGAATTCATTGATGATGACGCAGACCAAGACGGAGACCAGAACCGTCAAGATGTCCTACGATAACTTCGAGGCTGCAATCACTACGTTCCTGTATTCCATGGGTGCCCTGAACGACGATGAGGAAGTGATCGCTACTGACTTCGGTATCGAGATCGATCCTGAGGGTATGATTGAGTTTGACATCGAGGTCGTAAAGCTTTGAAGGCAGAGTACATCCAGCATGTTGGATCAGACCTCACTACCGTCAATGCAGCACGTGTTTCCTTCGACAAAGAGTCCGACTGGGACCTTATCAGTGACGAAGATGAGCATGTGTTATCCACTTCTGATGTTAAGCTCGTTAAGTACCTTGCTCGTCATAACCACTTTACTCCCTTCACTCATTGCTTCGTTACCCTCCGAGAAACGGTACCCATCTTCGTAGCTCGACAGAGGTTCAAGCACACCGTAGGCTTCTCCTACAACGAGGAGTCACGGAGGTACATCGATGACACACCAGAGTTCTGGTTCCCCACAGAGTGGCGACAACGACCCGAAGGATCCATCAAGCAGGGATCTGGAGGAGTCCATCCAGAGTCAGCTCACATTAGCCGTGCTGTCCAGCAGCTCTACGGATGGGCAGAAGGAACCTACAACGACCTCATCGCTGACGGAGTGGCCCCCGAGCAGGCGAGGGCCGTACTTCCGCAAGGATGTTATACAAGCTATTACGTATCAGGTTCTCTGTCTGCTTGGAGTAGGGCTTATCTACTACGTAGTGACTCACATGCACAACTAGAAATCAGGGAGTTAGCACAGAAGTGGAATTCGATTATTCGTCCTTTGTTTCCAGTGAGCTGGGACGCTCTAGTGGGTACGTCATCATCGGTAGACCAAACTGCGTCTGGTGTGAACGAGCCAAAGAGCTACTAGCTACAAAGAACAGGCCATTTAAGTACCTAAATATTCGCGAAGACACACGAGCCATGGACTTTCTGTCCTACAACGGCATGTCTTCTGTCCCTCAAATATTTTACAACGGTCACCACATTGGTGGTTTTGAAGACCTAAAGGAGTTTACGGAATGAACAAGTTCTTTGCCGCTCTAGCTGTTATCGCTTCCCTGTTTGGTGCTCCTACTGCCTATGCTCAGGAGCCTGCCACGTGTGAGGTCTCCAAGATCACGGTCCTTGAGAAGCTTGAGGGCGCTGGGTTTCACCAGCATCGTATGTTCCTCAACAAGGCCGAGATCAATAAGATCGCTGACGTCCTCAACAGCCATGGTCTACAGCTCCCTGAGGAGTACAAGCAGGCTACAGACGCAGCAGGCTTCATCAACATGGAGAACGGTGCTGTCCTTCTTGTGTTCTTCAAGGGACCGTGTGTGATCCTCGGTGGTCGTATCGGCCTAGACATCTACGGTGAAATCCTCTCCACAGTTGTGGCAGAGGACGAGGCAGGTGCCTAATGCCTCATAACTACAAGAAGGAAACGGCTTACGAAAACCAACCAGAGCAGGTTAAGCGTCGCATGGCTCGCAACCGTGCCCGAGCTGCTGCTCTCAAGGCTGGTAAGGTCCATAAGGGAGACAATAAAGAGCTGGACCATGTTGGGTTCCACCGTACTGGCTCTCTGGACAAAGTCCCTACTCGGGTAGTCTCCAAGCACGCTAATCGTATTCGCCAGCCTAAGAGGAAGTAATAGCTTGGGTAGATCCGGCGAAGAAAGAAGCTAACTACGCCAAGTACCGCCTACGCTACCATCGCCGGAAGCACTGGGTAGACAAGATCAAGATGCACAGCGGGTGTGAAGAGTGTGGTTATAACTCTCACCCTGCTGCTCTTGATTTTGATCACAAGGATCCAGATGACAAAGAGTTCTTGATCCCTCGGTATCTAGCTAGATCTAATCTAATCAGATTGTTTAAAGAGATTAGGAAGTGTCGAATCCTGTGTGCTAACTGCCATAGAATTCATTCCAATAACCAATGGCATCAAGGGATCACATATAAGAAATGACATTTAAATCTAATCAGAATCCAGCCTTCCGGTCTAAGCTCAGTGAAGATATCTTCCGAATGAAGTATGCCCATACGGGTGCTGAGACTTGGGACACTCTTGTTGAAACACTTGTTGATCGTGTATGTGGTTCAGGTAACAAAGACGATTTGCCTCAGATGAACTCGTATGAACGAGACATGCTGAAGACATATATGAAACAAATGAAATTTATTCCGGGAGGACGTTATCTCTATTACGCCAACCGACCTGTCAATTTCTGGAACAACTGCTACCTTCTCCGTGCTGAGGAGGATACACGTGAAGACTGGGCAAATCTTAGCTGGAAATCAGAGTCGTGTCTTATTACAGGAGGTGGTATCGGAGCTGACTACTCTCGCTACCGTGCAGAAGGATCTCTTATCCGCCGTACAGGAGGATCTGCAAGCGGACCTATTCCGAAGATGATGATGATCAACGAGATCGGTCGTAGGGTTATGCAGGGTGGCGCTCGTCGCTCTGCTATCTACGCCTCTCTCGATTGGGATCATCCTGATATCCACAAGTTCCTTGAAGCCAAGGACTGGCACAAGATCAAGATCCCCGGAACTGAGGTAACTCTCGCAGACGTCAAGCGGAGTGACTTCAACTTCCCTGCTCCCCTAGACATGACAAACATTTCAGCCAACTACAACACCAAGTGGTTGCTGAACTACATGAAGACAGGCGATGTTGGAGAAGTATTTAAAAAGAACCTCACGCAAGCCCTCCGTACAGGAGAGCCGGGATTTAGTTTTAATTTCTTTGCTCAAGAACAAGAAACACTACGAAACGCTTGCACAGAAGTCACGTCAGCAGATGACAGCGATGTGTGTAATCTTGGTAGTGTCAACCTTTCTCGGATTGACGATATCGTTGAGCTGGCCAACGTTGTCGAACTGGGTACTAAGTTCCTATTGTACGGTACTCTCCGTGCTCAACTACCTTATGCTAAGGTTTACGAGACCAGAGGAAAGAACCGACGACTGGGACTGGGACTAATGGGTATCCACGAGTGGTTGGTCAAGCGTGGCCACCGCTACGAGGTAACTCCTGAACTACATCAGTGGCTCTCTATCTATAAAGGAATTAGTGACGATGTCTCTCGATCTGAATCTGACCGTCTCGGCATCAGCCGACCAGTGGCTAACCGGGCAATCGCTCCAACAGGTACTATCGGACTCTTGGCAGGAACTACTACAGGGATTGAACCCATCTACGCAGTGGCCTATCGGCGTAGGTATCTCTCTGGTGGACAACGTTGGAAATACCAGTACGCTGTCGATCACAGTGCTCAAGACATCATCCGAGAGCACGGAGTTGACCCCGACAGTATCGAATCAGCCATCGACCTCGCCCGAGACCCCGAGCGCAGGATAAAGTTTCAAGCGGATGTTCAAGATTATGTCGATATGGCAATCTCTAGTACGATCAATCTTCCTGCGTGGGGAAGCGAAGAAAACAACGAATCTACAGTCGCTAAATTCGCGGGAATTCTGGGACGATATTCTTCCCGCCTCCGAGGATTCACGTGCTACCCCGACGGAGCACGAGGGGGTCAACCACTCACCTCAGTCCCATACTCCGAAGCCGTCAACAAGCTCGGCCAAGAGTTCGAAGGTCACGAAGAAGTAAACGATATTTGCGAGATCACCGGCAAGGGTGGTAGTTGTGGGATTTAATTATCACATGATTGAAGTAGACGATCCTATTGTACGATCAGTCATTGACCGGATGGCACACCGTAGCCAAATAGGAATGACAAAGTACGGAGTGACAATGGAAAGGCCTGATGTCGCTACGGTGGAGTGGCTGAGACATGCACAGGAGGAAGCTCTTGACTTAGCCATCTACCTTGAACGATGTATCAGGGATCTATCTAAGTAATAAAAAACCCCGGTGATGAGCCGGGGTTTTCTTTTGTAAGTACACGCAAGTATGCTTGCATACGTTTAAGGGACTAGGTTCTGGTAGTCTTGCCTTCGACCAGAGCCTTGTACATCTGGGTAGCTTGAACCTCGTTGATCTTACCAGCCTTGGCTGCTGCTACGATCTGGGCTAGAGCCTCCTCGTGCTTCTTGGCATCCACCGGAGTGCCCTCACGCTTCACGTTGTCCTGTACCTCTTGATCAACGTTAGACTGTTGCTTGTTGACGTTCTGAGGATTGATGACACTCTGAAGAGCAGCTGTGACACCGTTCATATCGGGAGTGTTATCAGGCTTGGTGGCATCGTACATAGGTTCTACAGATCCACCACCGACAGGTCGAGAAGAGGTACCGGCACTGGAGCCACCCTTGGTACCGTACTTCGTAGAGGTATCGTTGATCTTGGCTTCAGCCCATGCCTTCACCTCGCCTACGGTCTTCCCACGTAGGAAGCCATTGGCTTCGATAGAGGCAGGAGAGACTACACGTTCGATGGGAGTGTTGTCTGCTGCCTTAATGATCTTGGGTGCATCACCCTGACCAGCAAAGTGCATGAGGTACAGGTTGGCTGGAGTCACAGGGAGCTTCTGGTTCGTTAGCCTTTCAGCGTTGAACTGAGTGAACCCACGGGTGATCTCAGCAGCGATACCTGGGTTTCTCTTAAGGGCTAGGATCTGCTTGTCATCCAAACCACCGGCTGCATCAGGACGCTGACGCTTGAACTCAGAGAGCCAAGTCTTGTCCACGAACTGACCAACACCTACGGCATTGGAGTTGGGGTTCTTACCCGTCCCCTCTACCGATGGGTTACCGATGATGGCTCGTGTGACCACAGACACCGGGTCACTGTCGGCTCCGTCTACCTGATCGTGCCTGAAGCCTCTGGACTCTCCACCTTGGCGTCCACCACCAATCATCTCCATGTGCCAGCCTTCCTTGATCCGGGTGTTCACACCATCAAGGGGGAAGTACAGACCGAACTTACCAGCGTTGGCGTGTACCCACTGACCAGCTGGGGTGTTCTCGAAGTCCTTACCGTGGTTCCAGTCGAGAGCTTCACCACGCTCGTGGAACGAGTGACCGGGCCTAGCTACCATGCCAGAGCCACCAGAAGCCTTGTACAGCTCTGCCTGATGCTCTGTGGTACGGTGACCACTGATGATCTTCAGATCGTCCCGTAGCTCAGGAGGAGCTGCAGCAATCAGCTGATCGATACGGCTAGCGAACTCAGGTTGCAGATTGGCCCAAGCTTCGTCACCCTTACCACCAGCTCGTACGGCTGCCTGCAGATAGTGAAGATCACTGTTACCACCCTCGGCATAGGCTGCCTTCTGGATGGGTAGACCATCAGCTTCTGGACCAGTAGGAGTGGCATCACTCTGCTTGTTGTTCAGCTGGATGAGACCCTTGAGAGGGTTCTTAGGTGTACTCTTGAGCCAGTCCTCTACGGGCTTGAGGAGAGAACCACCATCCTGCTTCTGCTTCTCAGCTATAGGATCAACAGCACCCTGAGTCTTCAGGGCATCACGCTGCTGACGTAGCTTATCCCACTGCTCATTGGACAGCTTAGGATCCTGCATCTTCTTATTTAGATCATCGTACTGCTTCTGAGTATCAGTATTAGTTGGTGCTGCAGGTTGCTTCTGGGCTGCATCCACACTCTTGTTCTGCTCAGGGCTCAGAGCAGGGCTAGGAGGCGCTTTGGTGCTGTCCTTGGCCCCATGTGCCTGTGGATCAGCAACAGCCTCTGCTGCCCCTCCTACGGCCTTCAGGAGGGCATCCACACCGTTAGGGTTGGACTGGTTCAGTGGGCTGTTCTTGAGGAACGTCTGTAGCTCCTTCTGGATGTCACCACCAGCTGCATCAACCACAGGCTTCAGGATCACCAGAGCCTTGTTCATGTCGTCGATAGCACCACGGAGTGGGGAACCAGCTGCACCGGCCAGAGCCATGTCCTTGGTGTGCTTGTCTGCACCCCTCTGGAACAGCTTGCCTTCAGCGTTAGGACCAGCCTGTAGAACGAACTGGCCAGACTTGGGATCGAACTGAACACCAACGTTGATGTTGTTGGTGGTCTCCTTCGACAGGGTGTCTAGGGTACCCTTGGTGGTGGTAGCAAAGTTCCTAGCTACCCACTGACCATAGGCCTTGAACAGTTCTGGATCCTGATCCTTCAGCTTGGCAATCTGTGCAGTGACCTGAGGTGAGGCCAGCATCGAGAACACACGAGGACGATCAGCCTCAGAGAACTTGCTGAGGAGAGTACCGTCATCCTTGACGAAGATAGACCGAGCCGTGTTGATACGAGCCTTGTCGTCTAGGTCAGGATCAGTGATACCGTGAGCACCAGCAGTGACGTACTTCTGGTAGTCTCCACCCTGTGCCTGTCCGTGCAGCTTCAGCTTATCGAGACCGTTACCAAACGAACCATCTCCTAGAGCGTTGTCGTTGGAGAACTTGGTCAGGAGAGAGTCTACCACCCTACCCTGCAGCTTTGGATCTGCATTGAGTAGGATCGCAGGTAGCTGCTGGTTGATCTTGCTGAGACCACCGATGAGACGTAGGTTAGGATCCTGCATAAGCTTAGCTGCAGTGTCATCCTGCTGAGCCTTGGCGATGTTGGTCTGGATGTTGAGGAGACCGAAGTCACCGTTGTTCAGAGCCTGCTCAATGTTGTCGAAGCGAGTCATAGCGTTCTTACGAACCTTCTCGACTTCGTTGTTGTCTCCAATCAGAGACGAGTAGCTGTTACCAGTCTTTGGATTGGTCTCGTTGATGACCGACTCCATCTTGCTCTGGTAAGCCAGCTTGAGTTGAGCAAACTGATTACGTAGGGTCTGCTGATCCTCAGGAGTCAGAGGCTTACCAGCCTGCTGCAGCTTCTGGACCTGAGACATGAACTGGCTTAGGCCACCACCCTCGGCACCCTTGATGAGTGTATCGTTGAACACAGCGTTGAGGTGGTTGGTCAGAGTCGATACACCCTGCTCCCTCGTGAGGGTACCATTGAGCTTGGCCAGCTCTAGGGCACTCTTCTGAGTGGAGATAGCCTGCTCCTGCATCTGCTGCAAACCAGCGTAGTGCTTCAGCTCAAGGATGTTGTAGGGCTTACCGTTGGCCTGACGCTGCTCCACATCAGCAGGGAGGTACTGACGGTGAGAGTCGATCCACTTGCTGTCACTGTCAGCCTGAGCCTGTACAGCCCTCTGCTGAGTGGTGAGATCATTTTGGATGGACTGACGCAGGGCGTTGGCTGGGGTGACACCTGTGACCTTGTGGATCATGGCGTCTACCTCTTCACGGTAGCCGGGGAACCTCGTACGGAGCTGCCGGGTAAGGCTCTCCAGCTGGGTGTAGTAGTAGGTGTCAGAGATGGTTCCGTTCTTGGAAGCCTCTGCCAGCTTGCCTACACGGTTCTCCAGTTCCTGAGCGTTGGGAGGACCAACGGTAAGGGTCTGACTGGCACCGGGTAGACCCTGAGCGATGTCAGCTGGGTTACCGGTGGAGACTGTCTTGGACTGACCGTCTGGACCCCAGAGAGTATTGGGGTACTGGTGGACAGCAGCGTTACCACCCTGTGCACCAGTGATGGCATCGACGCCCTCGTAGACACCCTTCTTGATCTGCTCTTTGTTCTCGTTGTCTACGACATCGACAACGCCACCTAGGACATCTCCTAGGCCAGCGAACAGTGTACCCATGGCCTTGTTAGGCTGCGCAGGACTAATGCCCTGAGACGCATGGGTATAGTTGGGAGTGGGCTCTTCCTTGACGGGCTGATTGAAACTAGCCATAGGTTATTGCTGTCCTGTAAATGCTTTGAAACGATCTGGGTACTGGTTTGCTGGACCCTTCTTGACGAAGTTCTCACGTACACGGGAGACGAGTTGTTCGTTCCCCTTCATGGCTTGCTGCCATACCTGCGTGAGCTGATCCGGTCTGAAGCCACCCATCTGAACGTACATGTGAACACGGTGCATGTAGTTGTCACCAGCGTCACCGTTACCATTTGCGTACTCTTGCATAGCTCGGGTGTAGTAGACGTTGATTTCCTTCTGGGCTGCAGTCTGTGCATCCTTGGTGTCCTTAAGAGATTTCACCATGAGATACGCATCACTGACAGAAGTAGGAGAGGTACCAGTCATTCCTGTAAAGATGGCCTCCCAAGACTTCATGTTGTCCAGTTGCTGTCCATTCTTACTGTAGTAGATACCTGTGTTGAGAGCCCAGATAGTCCGTACAGTGTTGTTGATAGAGGACACAGCCTGTGAGGCTCTGATCCAATCCTCAGCAGTAATGTTGTTGTAGTTCTTGCTGTCACCTGTGAACGGTGAGATCAGGGCACTGACCATGGGCTCCACACCGTCTCGGATGTTTCCGATGACAGAGAGGGACGGACCCATGAGAAGCTGGGCTGCTGTCTTGTCTCCGTTCACTGCACTGTTGAACAATCCAATGGCGTTGGGACCAGCACGCTGAGCGATGTTGAAGTCACTGCCGGTGGCGTAATGCAGCATGGTGGCAGGGATACCATCCATGATGCCACGCTGGAATGCGTTAGCCTGATCAGGGCTCCACCCACGCTCAAGAGCTGCCTGCCTGAAGTCCTCGTAGAAAGGTACCACAGGCATGGCTACGGTGGCCGCTGAGGGCACTCCGTACATCATGGCGTAGGTACCTAGGGCACGAGCCTTCTCCATGCCTGTGAGGCGTCCCCCGAGCATCTGCTCGGCTAGGCGTACCTGATACCCAAGGAACTGGGTAGGGATCGAGAAGATACCCTGCTGCCATGCAGCGGAGCTGTCTCGGACCATGTTGTTGGTGAACAGGTTAGCCCTCTGCAGGATGTTGGTGTTAGCACGAGCATCCAGTACAGCGAAGGGATTAGCTTTCTTCCACTCTAAATAAGCTGCGTTCCAAGCAGTAAGGCGAGTGATACGCTCACCCTCCCTGAAGAACACCAGACCCTTGTCAAGGAATTTGTGACCTAGGGACGACGAGAACAGCTTAGGATCGAACATGTCGTCCTTCCCAGCGTGCTCACCTTCGACGTTCCACAGGCCACTCTGCTTCAGGGCGTTGTAACTCTCTTCGAACCAACCCTTCTTCATCCCCATCTTCGAAGCGATACCGTCGAAGTGAGAGATCATCTTCGCATCCTCAGAGAGATTGAGCATACGCATCAGGGTACCAGCAGCCATACCCGGTACAGCGTTCAGTGGCCCTGCTACACCTAGGGTGTGGACAAGGGTCTGAGCCTGCAGGAACAGCTGGACTGGATTGAACAGACCTAGGGTAGAGTGGAACGCAATAGCCCTAGCCTTGGCGAACGGACTGTCGCTCTGTAGCCACGAGGACTTGGACATCAGGGACTCTGATGCTTCCTGTCCACCCTTCAGGTAGAAGCTGTCGTGGAGCTTCTGCTGGATAGCAGTGATCTCCTTACCGAATGGAGACTCGGAACCTAGGAGGTTGACGATAGCCCTACGAGCGTTCTGTGCAGCAGCTAGACGGATGGGATCCTTGGTGTCTGTACGAAACGTAGGGTTGTGGAGATAGTAGTCAGGATTAGCGAAGACCTTCTCAGGTGATTCCTTACCTACGGTGAGCAGATCGTGGAACTCCTTGATCCAGTTCTCTACGGCTTGGATCTTGTAGTCCGTCATGAACTTGTTGCGCATGACGTTTGCCATGGCGCTGTTGATGGTGGACAGAGGATCAATCAGCTTGGAGGACTTCAGGTTGAACAGAGGGTTTTCCTGAGTGCCACTCTCGCGGATAGTGGGTAGGGTCAGGTCACGATCACCAGCGAACTTCTTGTCGATGTCGTTCCAAAGATTATAGCTAGACCTAATGTTATCTTGGAAGTTCGAGAATTGGTCAGCGTACCGTACTTTATCACTAGTCCGTTCACCGTTCTGGACGTGAGTAATGGGGACGTCCTTGTTAAGCAAAGCCTCCTTCGAAATCTTACCATTCGCATCTTCCATAGGCTTGAACCAAGACAGAAAGTCATCTGGCTTGATCGGGGTGTTCTTCTCTAGGAAATCCCTGAGGCCTGTGTCACCAGCGTTCATCATCTGCCGGGCCTTCTCTAGGATACCGGCGTACTTCTTTGCCTCAGCCTGTGTGGCAAAGTTCATGATGGCGCTGTCACCTTCATAGGAGTGGTAGACAGGAGCCTTGGCCCCTCCTTCATGTGGCTGTAGCTTGGAGTCAAGTTGATCAGAGATGTAGTGACCATTAGCATTAGTGGCTAATGGCTCCTTCTTTAGGTCAACGTCAACGTAGTGAACCTTACCATACTTAGAAGCTTCATCTGCACTTGTGGTATAGTGGTGAAGGTCACCGGGCTTTACTTCACCGATGTTGTTACCTAGACCCCTATAGAGCCGGGTCATACCGGGAGCAGGAGCACTTCCCACTTCCTGACCACCGTAGGCCTTCACCTGGCCCTGCTTGACGAACCAAGGATACTCGTAGGCTACGTGACCACCGGGACGATACGGCAGCTGTTCCCAGCGTAGGGGAGCACTCTCGATGTCCTTGGTGAGGACAAAGTGAATGGGCTCTGAGATCTGGGTAGCGTTGGCCAGAGGCTTGGAGGAGGGGTTGGCAATCTGAACGATCTTGTACCCGTTCTTGATCTTCTCTTCGATCTCCTTACGGGCAACAGGGTTCATCTCGGTGCCAGCCTTGCGGACCATGCGACCAAGATTACCAGTCTGATTGTCTACGATGTAGATGTTGGCACTCTCAGGGTTACCCCAAGGCAGATCCTTGACGTACTTACCTTCGATGTCCTTGGTAGGAACAAGGGACATACCACCGGGCTTGCTCTCATCTAGGAAGTGGAACGTCATGGTCTCGATGCCTTGACGTGCCTTGTCCCTGTAGATGGTGAGGTTACGGTTCACCCAGTCAAAGTCATTCAGCTGCCTGTATGCAAAGTAGGCACTGGCTTGTTTCTCTGTGATGGGTTTACCATGGATCTGCATCCATCCCTGCTCTAGCTCACGTACTGAGTCGTAGAACTGACCACGCTCTAGTGGCTTGGCAGGATTGGGGATAGCATCACGATTGTGCTCAAGCACCCGGCTGAGCATCTTCTTGTCGTTGTTGGACAGACCAGCAATGTCTTGAGCTACTTCCTTGACGTAGCGAGTCATCTCCTGTTGGGAGTGGACAGCCGTTTTACGGAGACCCACTTGGCTCTTGGCTACGAGGTCGTCAGGAGTCCTGCCTTGACCAAGGAATGCCGTGGCCCAGCTGTGTGGAGTCTGGTTCTCTGTCTCTAGGAGGAGAGCATTCCTTACTGCCGGTGACGTCTCATCGACTGTCTTCGACACACGGATAACCCAACCAGCACCCTTCTGCTCGACACCAAAGTTACGTAGGCCATAGAAATCCCCCACAGTAGTAGCCCGCTGAGGAGAAGTAAAGAGGGTACCATCCTTCTCTCCTAGAAAGATAGAGACATTGTTGACGTTACCAAGGTTACCCTTGTCAGTCTGCAATGTGATCTGTGGTTCAATGTCAAGTACGGTGTCGTTGAGATGAGCAAACTGGTTCTTTAGGTTCTTAAAGGTATCTTGGATACCAGCCTGAAGGGGAGCATCGGTTAGACGAGTGACTGTGTTAGGCTCAACCAGAGCCTTCTCTAAGAGATCTGCACGTGCCTTGGCTGCCTCGATGAGACGCTCACTGGCTACACGACCAAGTCCTGCACTCTCACCAATTACTCGTTCAGGATTGAACAGAGAAGGGACACGAGAGAACAGCCAGTTCTTCTCGACACGAGGATTGACGTCTTGGAACCCAGCTTCTGCTGCCTTGCCTAGATTGACCTTGGCTGCACTCTCGGTATCACCGACTAGAGTGAGAGCCTTGCCAGCATCAATTTCTGGTCCCTCTACTCCCTTCAGTGCAGACTTGAGCATAGTCTTCAAACTGGATGCTGTTTCCTGAGCCTTGGAGGCACCGCCAGCGGCCTTCAGGGCAGCGTCAGCGGCCACCCTACCTGCACCCTCCTCTGCGACCTTCCCAAGGACTCCTAGAAGCTTCCCACCTTTCAGTGCTCCCTTGGCTAGTAGACCCCCACCCGGAGTGGTGGCGATGTTGACAGCCTCCATAACCGAATCGAAGTTAGCATCACTCGTGGAGTAGCTATCTACAGCGTGAGCAAACTTGATGGCATCTAGAGGATTACCCTTACGTAGGATCTCTAGAGTCTCATCGAGCTTCTCTTTGAATTGAGGAACAGGAAGAGTATGAAGATAGGCTACTTGCTGCTCAATGGTACTACCCGGTAGGGCTGTACTAATAGGAGCATCTTTCATAGCGTGTTGTTGACGATACCAAGAGACACCGGGTACAAAGCCTTCGAGATAGTCAAGAGCCTTTGCTCCTCCACTCTGCATAGAGAACCTTGACTCTTCCTCTTCAGCTCTTCCCTGAGCAATCTTCTTCTTAGTAATAATCTCTGAGGTAGCATCAAGAGCGTCTAAGCTACCGTCTTGGTTTACACCTAGTGCATCGTGGAGAACCTTGTTGGCTCCACCTAGGACACTTCCAAGCATGTTGACGTAGGCGTGACCAAACTTGTTCTCAAAGACGGTACCGGGATCGATACCTGTCTGGTTGGATACGATCATCCGAGCCATAGAAATGTCTTCGTCCACCGGTCCACCTTGCTTGGTGGCGTACTCGTGGAGAATCTGGTTCCTCACCTCCTGCTGCTTTAGCTGCTCACGTGCTGCAGCATCCCTGCGCATGTACTCTTCGGATCCGTTGTTGAACCCGTTCGTTAACGCAAGAAGCCCCGGTGAGTCGTCACCGAGGGCAAAGTGAGTCTCTGCAGCCCTACGCCGTACCAGTGGGTAGTCCAGCTGGGGAGGAGCAGGCTTGAGGGAGATAAGATCCTTGGGTAGCTCCGCTGGGATCTCAGCCTCTTTCAGTGATACCGGTTGGGGATCGGGAGGAGCAACCGGATCAGAAGTGAGAGACGAGAATAGAGAGGCTACCTCAGGATTGACTGGGGCCTTGGCCATTAGGACCATCCGCCGATCTTGGCGATAGTCCCTGAGTTCTTGACCAGTGCACCACCTAGACTGGAGATACCAGAGGCAGTAGCTGCCATGGTGCCAGCATCAGCTGCCTTCATGTTGGCTGCTGCGATCTGCCTGTTTAGACCGAAGATGCTGTTACCGATCTCCTGAGCCTGATTGGTGGACTGGATATTACCAGTCGTCTGACCAGAGATACCACCGATGGCACCCTGCAGAGCAGAGCCACTGTCAGCTCCCTGACCCTGTGTGGTGGACTGAGCGGTAGCCATGGCGACCTGAGCCTGACGGATCTGCTCACGCTTCTTCCGAGTGGCGTCTAGGTTCATCTGCTCCTGACGCTTGTCCTCGATCTGCTGCTGCAGAGCTAGGGACTGCTTCTGAGCCTTGGCCTGTGCGGATGCTGCTTGGACACCCATGAGGGTACCACCAGCTGAGGCTGCAACACCGATAGCGGCAATGAGTGTACTAATAGCGGCCATATCAAATTTCCTTAATGTAACCACGCTCTGTAGGGGCGTATCCCTTACGCTTGTAGAATGCGTCGATCTGTTCGATCTGGTTGGTTTCTAGGGCGCTCATTTGAATGTACTTACATCCTACTAGCTTTGCCCAGTGTTCGTAGGCGTTGTAGAGTTCTATGCTTATGCGGGAGTGTCTGTGTTCATCGTTGACCCACCAGATCATTTCAGTAGCTAGGTAGTCATCTGTGAAGAGGGGTTGGAGCTTAAGAGCTGCTACCACTCCAATAGGATGATCGTTCCTGTCGAGTGCGAAGATGACAATCTTTTCGTTCTTGTCTGCTTCCAGTAGTTCTTTAACAATGTTGTCTACCTTGTGGTCTGCTATCGGGAAGTCTTTGTAGGGAGAGACTTTAGCAAACTTGACTACCATCTCTCTAAACACATCGAAGTCCTTAGGATAACCTAAGCGTAGGTTCACGTTATGGTCCTGCGTTACCTGTTTCGAAGATGGTCCAACCTAAGATATCGAATGGCTGACCAGTGACGGAGCTGTACTTTATCTGTAGTGACAGTCCACTCCCCCTGATCTTGACTCTCTTCCAAGCGTTGGTCAACGAGGTGTTGGTGTAAACGAGCTTCTGCCTAGAGGTGAAGCCACCTGTACCACTACCTGTATTAGCGTAATCCCAGATACCTTGAATAAAGAACTGAGGATTGGGGATGTTGCCTGCGAAGACGTAGACGTAGTTGCTCTGGAACTTCTTCTGAGCGTCACCGTGTACCTTGAACCCTGAGATCAGGTATGAGGTATAGTCAACTCCAATACTGTCGTAGGTAATCCAGTCGAGGTAGTTGCCTGAGGTTTCTGCAAACGTGAAGACGTTGACAGATGCACTCGTGTAAGAGCACAGGAACTTGGTGACTGCTGCGAGGGACTGTGTGTTTGTGATTGAACTGGTAACGGGGACAAGAAGGGAATCAGTGACTACGTTTCCGTTGTTGTCTGTTACCGTGATTGCATTAGAAGTAGTCGATCCCTGACCCTGTACTGCTACGATACCGTTCACCTTTACTGGTGAGGAAGAGGGAATGGAGAACGGATAGAACGCACCAGTCAGTGTGTTGAACGACAGGGCTGCATCGAACTCATAGCGTTGTGCTACGGTCGTGGGAGCGTTAGAGCGATAGAGCCACGTGACTACCTTGGTAAGGCTGTTGTACGTGCCTTTAGCCCACTTACGGCTCTCTGCAGGAACGTTGGAATTGTACCACGTCTTAATCTTCTTATCGGTCACAGAAGCGATCTGGACCTGCCCTAGGCTGTCTGCTCCGGAGACGGTGTAGATACCATCGTTGTTCCACCAAGCGGGAAACCCTTGGACGTCTACGAACGATCCGGGGTTGAGAGAGGGGATGGAGCTAAGACGACGAACGGTATAGTCGGTAGCACTGAAGCCAGTACCGGTAGAGCCACCGATAGCCCACACTCCGTTGTTAGCAAATACAAGAAGGGAGCCTGAGATGGATACGAGCTTAATGATGGTCCCTGCGTCGAGAATTCGGATGACACCTCCGTCTGAGGCAAGGAGGTCGAACTGATACTCTGATCCGGGGTCATTGACTTGGTGACACTTTCCAAACTTCTGGGGACTGTCGATGATCTGAGAGAAGTAGATGTTGTTATTGAAACCTTGGTAGGCTACACCTGAGTAGAACACTCGGCCTGCGAAGAATGCACAGGCACTTGGACGCTGAAAGCCCGAAGTAACAACAGGGCCTACGCTGTTACCTGAGATACCACTACGATCCAGAGCAAAAGCATCTAGGATAAACGTACCTTTAGGGGCAGGGCTGTTACCACGATTAATACGTAGGAATAGGTTTTGCTCGAACTGCTCATCTGCGGATTTAAACAGCCACCACACATCAGCATTGGAAGGATATCGGGAAACGTTACCAGCATAAGAGTTGATATAGGATTGACCCCAACTCTGGTTCTTCAGGTTGTACAGGTGTTTCTGAGTGATTTCAGACAGCCCCGGTCGGTAGTCCACGGCAAAGCCGTCATCAAATCCCTCTGTATCTCGGATCTTGATTGAGATAGCCGTAGCCGTAAATATCTTACTGTTGGGATCGTAGGCTACGTAAAATGGGTTCAGGTTGGCGTGGGTAACGAACAGGTACCCATAGCCACTGGCAAACTGACACTCAGTGGTAGCAGGAGCTGGTGCACCAGATGGGATGAACGGGGTAAGGGCTACCGAGGACGCCATGGCTCCGGGGGACAGAGCACCAGTGAGGGATACCTGATAAAAATAAAGGGTTCCTCCAACTTGGGTTACGACAAAGTTGTTGTCACCACTACCTGCAGCGTTCTGCCAGAGGTAGCTGTTGATGACAGCGTTAGTCTTGTCGATAGCCTTGTTGGAGAAACCCGATTCAAAATCGAATCCCCTACGGCGTGTTACGTTGCCCTTCTCGTTGAAGATCACATTGGAGCAGTCAATAGCTGCCGACTCGGGAAAGTTAAGAGCGGTAGCTTCTGAGATGAGTCCATTGACGAAGTTGTTTTCAATGGAGACTGCAACGTTTCTTGCCATAGTAGTAATAATTCCTTAGAGAGAAACTTCCTTGACTGTCTTCCCCTTCTCTGCGAGGTAAGCCTCGGCTGCAACTCGTGCGTTGTCGAAGGTGGTATAGGAGCCTTTTAGGTGCTCGGGAAGCTGGCCCTTGTCTAGGGAGAGGTGCCAGAAGCCAAAAGGGTCGGTGCAACGGATATGGATCTTGTTGTTACCGTAGTCTAGAGAACGATTGCGGCTGAGGTCTTTGTCAGAAGCATCGTCAAAGATATCTAACACTATTATTTCCTTCCGTAATTCGGGGTCGTTTGAAAGAACGGGATCTTGTTAGGTAGGTTGCGCTTGTTCTTTTGCGCGTAGATGTACCCGTACCGGGCCTTCTTCTCTGCCTTCACGTGCTGGGTCTGCTTTAGCTCAGCGAACGCTAGGGCCTTAGCTTCGTTGAACAGGATCGTGTATTGATCACTGTCGATAGGGAACACGAAGCTGTTAGAGGCTACGAACGTAGTAATCTTCTGTCCGTAACACGTGGTCTTGTTCTTCTGTAGAGTCGTATCTACAGTGGCGTCATAAGAGTCAAATAGGATAGTATGATCATCGAACGAAGTGTAGTACGACGGAGCCATGTCCTTGGTACCGTAGAGTTCGATTGTATCTGTAGAACCGCGTTGAACAGTGTAGGAGAATACATTTGACTGTGTAGTATCCAGCTGAATAACTAGATCAAGAAACTCTTCAAGTGGTTTGTAGTATACTGGACGCCAATCAGGTTGAGTAAGTGTAAGGGTACTTTTATTGTATTTGATCCATAGTAGAGTGTCAATATCACTCGGTAGATACATTACCGTAGGCTGAGCAGAATTTCCACTAGCATTGAGTTCGAATAGGGTAAAGTTCTCTGGTAGGTCCAGACGGCTAATAATCTCGTCAAAACACGTTTGAATAATTGATACAACTTGCTGACTCTCTACGGTGTCGTTGATATCGTTGACCTCGTCACTGTCCATGGAGGACAGGATCTTCTGGGTCATATCGAGGAGGGTGTACTTCATTTAGTAGGCTTCCCGCACAGAGTAACGTACTTCTTGTTGTGGACTGTGATCTGATCCTGAGTGGCACGTGTGTCCAGTTTGGACCAGTAGATGACGGAGAACGCTTTACACGTAACCTCCTTGGTATCGATATTAGTCCCTACGGAACCCATCGTCTGGCAGGCTATCAGTGGTAGGCACAGCAGCATTGCGCTTAGCTTGCTCAGCACCTGCTTTGAGAACGTCATCGATGTACTTCTGTTGTTGGGTTAGCATTGCAAGTAGGGCCTTCTGCTCACCAGCCTTGAGTAGCTGAGCCTCTGAAGCGTACTTCAGGAGATAGGCTAGGACTTGTAGTCCTGTGAGCAGAATCTTGCCCCACGGCACTTAGGAAGCCTTTACACCAGACATGGCACCAGCAACGAGGGTACCGATGGACCCTGCACCCGTGAGGACTGCCTGAGCGGTCGTTGGGTCGTTGAAGAAGGTACCAAGAGCTGGCTTACCAAAAGCACCAGCGATAATGGCGAGGACAGAGAGGATAGCAGTCACCGTCCCCTTAGTAACATACTTGTCGAGGAAAGCTTGCATAGTTCAGTTCCCTTTATGGATAAAGCTTGTAAGGTAGTTGGATGTGGGGTCCGTCCTTGAACGTCTTCCAGTCACCACCCCATTCGACCGGAATCTTTAGCTCCTTCGCCGTGTCCTTGATGACCTTGGCGATAGCAGCAAACTTGGCCCAGTCCTTGTTCCAGTCGAACTTGCCTGCTGGAACGAAGTCTACGGCCTTGCCAAACCCATGGGTGGGTACGTGGCGACACTTGTAGGGATCCTTGAGAGAACTCTTACCAGCCTTGATGAGGGCTCGCTCACGTTCAATAGTACGGACACCTTCGGTTAGTTTGAACTCGGTCTTCTCAGCTGCTGCTAGAATGACCTTGACTAGATCTGGATGTACTCCGTTGAGGAGTGCTTTGCTCTTTGGGTCTAAAGCCATTAGATATTGTCCTGCCAGCCTCGACACATAATGTATCCAGAGGCATTGTTGGAAGCCCAATAGATATTGGTGCTCTCTAGGATCATTTCAAAAGACTTTATTTCCTGAATAGTGGAGTCAGATGAGAACACTGGTGGGGGAGCAGTAGTCGAGTTATAGGCACCGTGTGCGTTATTGGGAGCACAGATAGTAGTACCTGCTGATGGCGTTCCTAGAATTCCATGAAGTTCACAAGCGGTACTGGGGATAAAGTTTCCTGTTGCTACCGAGATCCATGTCGGTACCAATACGCTACCTACCGAGCCTGTTGCCATGCTGGGATAGGCGCTGGTATTGGTAGCTGCTGTAATGGTGTACCTAGCGGTACGACCGTACTGCAGGGTCCTGAATAGGTTGGCGCTACTGTCCGTACGTACCCAACCTAGGCGTACCTTGTAGGTGTAGATACCCGGCATGGTAGGAGCTGTAGCACTGGTGGAGAGGAGACCAGCCCACGTGGTACCGTTATAGATGGCCCACACGCTGTACCACGTGCTGTTGGCTACGGTACCAGCATCGAGGGCGTTAGCTCCTACAGAGCCCGTACTAATGGTCAGGGAGATAGCACCGGAGGCTACGAAGGCAGAGCCATCGGTGGCTACTACAGAGTCAGCCGTAAGGGCTACCTGCGTGTTAGGAGTACCACCGTTGGTGATCTTGAGGTTCTTGAAGACACCGGCTACAGCGACCGTAGAGGCCCCTACAAGGGCTGCTCCTGAGGCTCGCTGGTAGTCTACCACACGCCATACGTTGGCGCCTTCCCAGACGGCTGTAAGGACGTCTCCAGCCGCTGTGGTGATGTTGGCACCAGTAGGTAGGATGAGGTTGGCACCGTTGGTGAGGGTTAGGGCAGCTGCAAAACGGACAAGAAACGGAACGTTGTCCGAGGCCGCTGTGGTCCCGAAAGACGTAATCGTGACCGTACCCGACACCACGATATTGCGAGAGGTCTGAGCGTTGAGGTCAACCGTGGCAGCAGAGGCTACGGTGGTCCATGCTCCTAGGCCCAGCTTGGCAGGGGTGACGACGTTGGCACCTAGGTCGATGGTGGCGATGGAGCCATCTACGATCTTGGAGCTGTCTACCGACCCTGTGGCCATCTTGGCTAGGGTGACGTTGCTGTCAGCAATCTTGACGGTGGTTACTGCTCCGTCCTGAATCTTGATGGTGCTGACACCGTTATCAGGGACTACACCCTGAGCAGCAGCTAGGGCACTGGCTGCAGCAGCTGCGGCACTATTGGCAGCGTTGGTGGCTGCTGTCTGGGCTGCAGTGACGTTGGCACTGATGTTCGGGATACCACCAATGGCAGCATCGAATTCCTGCTTACGGACTGGCTCTAGGGCTGATACGGGAGCAGGAAGGTTAAGGATCTTCTGGCTGTTCATGTCCAGAGAGGCGTTCATCGTATTAGGTGATGTACCATCCCTGCTGAGCGTATTGTCCATTGCAGTCTGGATGAGAGCGCTGTTGGCGTTGATGACACCAATAGCAGTGCTCTCGTTCTGCAGGTTGACTAGGTTTGAGAGGGTGACCTTAGCCATGATTAGTTGACCGTGAATTCAAGGTAGATAGTGCAATCAGCGGAGCCGGTACCACCACCTGAAGCAATTTCCAGATAGTCACTAGCGGCATAGACGTTGTTAGAGACGGGAGACAGAGAGAACGTTGAACCTTTACCACTACCAGTAAATAGGAGGGTGATGGTTCCGTTGCTGAGTGATCCGTTTCTAAGAATAGTAAGAGTGATGTTAGACGTCGTGATGGCTGCGTTCAGGATCGAGGTGACCTTGGTGAGGGTCATACCTTCGGTGATCGGAACGACAAGAGACTGAGCCGTAGCTACGGTCTTAAGTACTACTGCAAACTTGTGGGTGTTGATATTCTTAATGGTAGCCGTGTCAACGGCGCTGGCAGTTACCTTTGTCCATGCCCCGGAACCCGATCCGTTGGCGATATAGACGGTATTGATACCAGCCGTATCTACCCCCTTGGACTCGTGGAGATCTGCGCCTGTAAGGGTATTATGAAGAGACACTTTTGAAATACTCCAAGAGAGGAAAGAAGGGGGCCTCCGAAGAGACCCCCTAGTTCATTAGGCTGGGAACGAGTACCAAATACGTACGCCGAGCTTACCAGCGGTAAGAGCAGCAGTACCCCACTTCGTGGAGAGGTAGACGTTGTTAACCAGAGTCGTACCAATGTACGTACCAGCACCCGTGGAGCCGTTGATGAGTTCTACGAACTTACCAGCGGTGTTCAGGGCAGTGATGGCTAGGGCGTTTACGAAACCACCCGTAGCATCGAGGGTGACAGCGTCAGAGGTACGAACACCACCAACGTTGACGGTGGCAGCACCACCAGAGGTTAGAGCCGTGAAGACCTCAAGCTGAACGCGCTCAATGAAGGCGCCCTTGGGGATCGTCACGTTGTACTCTACGGCAGCATCGGCAGAACCGAAGTCACCGAAGTTGAGCGTGAACTCGACCTGACGCTGAGGTCCGTCGAACTCATACTCACCGCCCTTGCCGATAGTGGCCTCTTCAGGGCCGATCTTGACAACAAGACCGTCAGAATTGATCCAAGGCATATGAATACTCCTATATTAAAATTAGACCTGTGAGGCGTCGGTTAGAACAGTCACGATGTTCTCAGGACGGAATAGCTTGAAGCCGTACCGGCAAGTCGTGACATACTCTTCGCGCTGGAGGTCCTTGTTGTACTCGGAGTCAACCTTTGGAGACTGACGAACATTGCCCACGAAGGGGAGTACGTCTGGGGCAGCGGAGAAGAAGTAGTTAGCAACACCGTTGGTAACTGCTACGGAGTTGACCGTCTCAGAGATGCTGTTGGGCAGGTTGACCGTGGTGTACACGTCGAAGCCGTATACGTTCACGATGAACTTCATGCCCGTGGACATGCCGCTATTTACGATGCCTTCCCAGCGTGGGTTATTGGAGATGTTGGAAAGGTTCGTAATCGTGCTGAGCTGATACTCAACAGATGGGTCAACAATGGCCACGAGGTTGGTCATTGGGACGTTGGCCTTCTGCAGTGAGTACTTGGCGCGAGCGAAGTCCGTTACAGAGATGGTGTTGGAAGCTCCACGACCAACCCAGCGGTGAGGTGCACCGTTGATGTTGTTCAGGTTGGAAGCGGTCTGGCCGGCGTTAGCGAGGGCAAGGATGTCAACTTCCATGGCCTTCATGATGGAGCGGGACTGCTTGGGCACGAAGGCCGAGAGCAGACGGCTCATGTAGAAGGAGTCCTGCTTCATCTTGTTGGTGATGAAGGTGGCGCTGGACTTGTACTTGTTGATGGTGAACGTGAAGTTACCAGTATCCATCCCGGTGTAGCGGATCGACTGACCTTCCTGATAATCAAGAACTTCGGCCTGACCGATTGAGGGGATGTTGAGGGTGTCACCGTCGGGGAACTCGGTGATCATGTCCACGAACTTGACTGCGAACAGCTCTTCGAGGAGGACTTCCTTGATCTGCGAGGACCAGAGGTTAGAACGAACTAGATGCTCATTCTGGGCGTAGGTAAAACCACCTGACATTTAATGTCTCCTAGTAATGGTTATGTGTAAAAGCGATCTCCTAACCTTGAGGCAGCCTGAAACATCTCGTTCTGAACCTGTGGTGACCAATACTTAGTAGGATCCGACTTGCGGAGCTGCTCGTAGTGGCTGAAGTTCTTTTCGTTATTGGCCGTAGGAACAAAGTTCTGGGAGGATACGGGAGGAGCAAAGAGATCACCCTGCCGTGGGGCTGGGGCCTTTTGCTCGTTACCGACGCCCATCAGCTTCAGGAAAGCCTTAGGCTGAGTAGCGGCCATTGCGTTGAGTGCTTCCTTGGTTAGACCAAGGTCTTCTGCGGTCTCGGTTAGCTTTGTGACATAGTTCTCACCGTACTGATTCTGCAGAGCAGTCTTTACCTGCAGCAGATTGTTCTGGTGGGCTCGTTCCGTTTCTCGCTTGTTGAGTCGTGCTTCCACGATCTCGTCTAGCTTTGACGGATCAAACGCGGGTGGATTGTTGTCACCGTCGCTGGTATTGGTGTTACCATTGCTATTGGTTGACGTCCCGGTGGTTGAGGACTGAATACGGTCCATTAGTTCCTCTACTGACTTCCGCGATTTCAATTCAGTGATTGCATTCTCTAGGTCGGCTCGGAGGCCAGCCTGTTCCTGCTTTAGTTGCTCGATAAAGGCATCCGACTGCGCTTTACCTTTGGCAAGATCTTCTGGGGTCTTAAACTTCTTGCCTTCCCCTACAAGTTCACTGAAGTAGTCCTTGTCGGGGTTGTACTCTGTAGCCGTGGTCGGGGCTTGGAAAAGATCGGTCACTTGTTGTCCTATGAAATGAAGTCAAGTAGGTCTTTGACTTGCTTTAAGGAAGACTTTGCTCCGTTCCTGAATGCCTGCTTGTGGCTCCAGTTCGGATCATCAAAGTCATTGAGGGAAGATTCCGACTGCTGGAGGCTGTCCTCCATTTCCTGCAGGACCTCCCTGAGGCGGTTGAGGGCCACTTGGGAGTTGCGGAGCGTTAGCTCCAGTTGCTCCCGCTTGTGGGGGTCCCGAAGGTGCTTGACCCATGGGAGGGGCATTGCCTTGATCTGTGCCATCTAGTGGCGGCTCCTTGATCATATCAGGGTCGAAATCATCTTGAGAAAGACCAGAGGGTGTTCCAGCCTCCATCATGACTTGTTCCTGAGCAGACTGGGCGATACGCTGGGCATCTGCCTGTTCTGCCATCTGGATGTATGGAAGTACTAGCTCGTAGTCTTGTAGCTCTAGTAGGTCTTCGATCAGCTTGGCTAGCTTGATGCCACTGAAGTGGACTCGTACGTTCTGATCCTGACCCAGTGGAGACTGGAAGAACGTGTTGATGTTCTGGATCCTCTCAGCCTTCTCTGCGAAGTGACGTGCAGCTACAGGACGAATGGAGCCATTGCCGGTGATGTCATCAGCTGTCAGCTCGGTGAACTGAGCGAACTTGAGTTCATCATCGAACACTCGGATCGATGAGCGGGTGACCCGCCTGCGGGCTAGTTCGAGCATCCCGTTGAGGAGACGTTCGATCAGCTGCTCTTCGAACTGGGAGATCTTGTTCTGGAACACACGGCCAGCTGCGCTTTCGAGCCTCTGGACTTCGTATGCGGTCTTCTCACCGGGGCTACGGATACCCATAGCTTCCTTGGGTGATCCTGCCATCTCCTCCATCATACGTTGGAGGTATTCGATTTCTTGGTTAGCTTCGAGAACTTGGAACGGAGGAGCCATCATCGAGACATCACCGTCGTCTCCAACGTAGATCTTCTCGAATGGCTGCCACTCAAAGTCCTCAACGTATCCCTTGACCTTGAGGGGAGGGAACGTGATGAGATCGAAGACGTCTGCCTTGAGGTTCTCGATGTGGTCGATCCGGTACTGCATACCGACGAGGTTATCGAGGGGACCCATGGCCCAGAGGTTATCCTGACGAGGACGCCATCCACAGTTCCACATGGGGCTCTTACCGAAGTAGGAGGGATTAGGACCCTTGTGGACGACCTTGTGACGGTCTACCACGGTGATGACGTGGTTCCTTAGGTACTCATCCTTCTCTGCGTCGTATAGGTCTCCGTAGAACGTGAGAACTTCGACTACGTCGCTCTGAAGGTAGTTCTGGAAGGAGTTGAACCCATCCATACGGTAGAATAGGTCGAGGGACTTGAGGTTACCGTTGAAGTTGCGGACCTGAAGGCGAATGCCTTTCATGTAGTCCCATAGGGCTTGATACTCTTCCCGGTTTTCATCGGTGCTGAACCGAGTGAGCATTTCCTTCACTTCGCCCATTGAGACGAGGCTACGGATAATCTTTGGGGTATTCTCGAACGTATTGGCCGTTGGGTTGAATACGATGTCGAGTGGGCTGATACGCTTGACTACTGGGCCGATATACCCGACCTGAGTCTTGTCTTTGAGGACTACGGTCTGGTCTTCCCAGTCAACCATTGCAAAGCAGTTGCCATAGTCGATATAGTCCATAACCAGCTTGCCAATCTCGTACTTGTAGCGGTCTTGGCTGATCACCCAGTTCATATAGTTGGTGATGGCCTCTCTCTTGCTACGAGTCTCCGAGTCCTTGTCTGCACCTTCCCAAATGAGCCACTTTCGCTTAGGGAAGATAGATGCCATGTAGTTGGCGTAGAGATTGTCTCGGATTTGGCACAACTTGGGTACCGTGGTCTTGTTCTTCCACGGCAGCTGGCTATTGGTGGTCTTGGTGGTATCGGTGGCGTAGACGTACTGTCTAACCTCTTCCCACTCTGCAATCTTGAGGTTCCGGAACTGATCCCATTCCATGAACTTCATTGCAATCTGCGTCCCGAGCTGATCCTCGGTAATGACGCTTTTCAGATCAAGGGTTCTACCAGCCATTAAATAATACCGCCAAACTTACTGTGAGTACGTTGATCTGAAAGGGTGCGATGATTACGTGCATTGTTAAAACTAGGGGCGACAGCAGAGTCGATGCACGAAGCTAGGCAATCCTTGACGTCATCGTGTGGTGGGTTGGTCAGTACTAACTCCTCTTCGAGGATCTGACAGTTGCCACCCATGTAGTGCCAGACCTGACGGTTGTTGTACCGGGGCTGAAGGATGGCGCTAACGCGCTCCTCTTTGGAGCCCTCGTGCCTAGTCGGCTTGAAGTCCTCTACCGACAAGGCCAGCCCGTGTGGCCGGATGTAGTTGGTTTTCAGGTCGTTGACGATAACCTGCTGTGCTGCGGTTACCTCTGCCCTGATCTTCCTGAAGTCCCACTTCTGGTGAAGTGCTAGGATCTTGCTGAAGTAGTCCGAGATGAGTGAGGTCTTGAACCTCTCGATCTCCAGTACATAGTAGTTCTGATTCGAGTCTACTCCGATCACCACGATACACGTGTAGTCGGCTCGTTTTCTTAGGCTGTACGCGAAGTCTACGGCAGCGAAAATGTTTAGACGATGTTGCCTGTAGTACCATTTGCCTTCGGTTCGTGTGAGGAATTTAGGCTCGTAATACTGGAAGTTCTCTCGGGAAATTGCTGCGCTGTCTGCGTCGTTGGGATCGTTGTAGTACTGGGCTCGAAACTGTACACGGTCGAGATACTGGGCTCGTTTCTTAGCGAGGATGGCTTGGTCGAAACCGAACCACTTGCCATCGTATCTTTGTTGGCGAGGCCAAAGAAACTCGCCTGTACCATCTCCTCTTGTCTCAACCTGTCTCTCGAAGAGTTCGTAGAGGGGATCCGAGCCAATAAGTTCTCCGCTGTCGTCGTACTGATCGACCTCCATTTGAGTGAGGTCAGAGTAGAGGTCTTTCGGGTGGTACCTTGTTCCGACCACCCACTCTCTTCCTTCGCCCGCTTCGATAGACGAGAGCAGAGAGTATTGAGACTTTGTCTTATCTCTTCCGTCTTCTGTGTATGCGTTCTCGCGTATAACCACATCGTCAAGCACAGCGATGTCGCAGTGGAGACCAGTAATAGTAGTAGTGAGACCAGCGGTGAAGACGGTGGGGTCACGGACAGCTTCCGCTTTTCTGAGAGGATGATCGACTGAGATCTCGTTCTCTGTCCACTTCTCCCTCATACCTTCGATTGGATTGACCATATCTGGCCAGTAGAATCGGTAGATATCGCTGGTGAGAATGTCCTTGATAAACTTCAGCTGCTTGATAGCCAGATTGGCTGTAGAGCTGATGTAAAGGACTCGGATTGCGGGGTTCTTGGTAATTTCCCATGCTACCCTGTAGGCAGCAAAGGCGCTTTTGCCGTGATCGCGAGGAAGAAGGACGAGCTGGTGAGTTTTAGCGTCTTCCCGGCACCACCAGCGGATGAGTTCCGAGTGGATAGAGCCAATCACCCTCTGCGGGTGGACAAGACGAATGAATGACTCTAGATCACTCTCGGCTTGTAGACGAATCTGTTCTTTTTTATTAGTCTTCTGGGCTACAGCCACGTTTAGCTCACTTAAAGGTGATGCCGACGTGTAACCAAGCAAGGATTCGATCAACTAGCGCACCTAGGGTGGCGGCTACGGTGAGAGAGCCTAAAAGGTACCTACGTCCGGTCTTGGTTTCGGTAACGAACTGAAGAATGGCTTTGATGTCAGACTTTATTTCGGCTTGTTCAGCCTTGAGGGATGCTACTTCTGCTTTGAGTGCTCCGATGTCCTGATGAACGTCCTGATCCATGGGGTTACCATGTGATGCCAATGACATCGATGGTGACGCCAGAGGTCGCAGCGCCTAAGACAAATCGATAATGGCCTCGTGGAAGTTCTAGCTGGTAACAACCAACAGCTGAGCCACTTTGGGCTAGCTGGGTGGATACGGTAACCCAGTTACCTAGGCGGGACAGAACCTGTAGGCCGACTGCAGCACCGATGGTACCGTCAAGAATGTATGCTCCACGACCACCAAGCCAGAAGAATGTTGGCCCGTTACCTGTGGCTAGTCCTGTCTGGACGATTGACTGATCAGTTGCCATTACTTCTTCCTTGGAATGAACTTAAGGCCATGGGCCTTGCTGGATTTGACTGGTGGCTTCTTGCCCGAAGGCTTTGCTGTGGGCTTTTTGGCCATAGTTGGTTCCTTAGATATTCTCAATCAGCTTTTTTCCAATAGCTGTACCTACATCGTAGTAGCCGGGACCATTGGGGTGGAGTGTGTCGAAGTACATGCCCAGAGGGTTCTGGATCTCGTACGAGGTGAATCGAGTCCATAGATCGACTAGTGGCAGGTTGTTGAGACGAGCAAGGTCGTTGATCTTCTGGACGTAGAGGTACTGGGTGGAGAGGGGAGTGGCTGAGATGGCGCTGGGGACTGGGGTGACCAGCATCACGTCACCTACGGTGAGGGCCGTGTTGATGAGGGTCTGGTACTGAGAAGTCCACGTGTTGAGGTCCGTGAGTGCTTTCCAGTCGTTGATGCCGACGTTGATGATCGTCAGGTTAGGAGCAAGGGAAGGGAGAGCGTTGAGGGCGCTGTAGCCTGCGGTGGTGTCCACGAGGTTGACCATCTTGCCACCGGACTGACCAGCGTTCCACACCTGCACAGTCTTGACAGCGCTGTTGTAGGCATCGATGCCAAGGAGGTAGCACGTGCCTGATACCCATACCCAGTTCAGGGTGTGAGTGCCTAGGGTGGTGTTGATGTTCTGCTTGTAGACGCCTGAGGTTCCGTTGTGGGATAGGGCAGTAGTACCACCAGCATCGATGGCAATCGTGCTTGATCCACCACCACCTACCTTGATGTAGTAGACGTCGAAGTCAGTAACCGTCTGCGTGGGTGTCCATGCGAACGTGGCAGCTGCAGTCTCCTGAAGGATGCCACCACCTAGGGTGAGGTTGACTGCGGTGTAGGCGCCACCGGTCTTGACGAGGCGGCTGTCGTTGGATTCAAGGGTGACGTTACCTGAACCGAAGAAGCTCTGCTGGACGCTTGTAAGGCCCGCCTGCGTCAGGGAAGCTCCGATCCGTACTGGCCATCCATTGAGGAACGCCGTGGCGCCTGCGCCCGCTCCTACGCCCCTTGTGGTGCTATCCCCGATGCACAGGATGTTGGTGTTAGAGGTACCACCCCTTGTCTTGGCAATAGCAGCCCTGAACTTGGGTAGTGAACCAAGGTCAGGTTTGTTGATGAGACGACGGAGCTGGATGGCTTCGGGGGCGTTGAGAGTGTAGGCGGAAAGGCGTGCCATTGTTATGATTCGTCCGTAATGACTTCGTCGGTTTCCGACATGAATGGGGAGCCGTCGATGTCTTCGGAGAGGATGGCAGAAGCTGCTACTCCTCCTAGTCCTTGGATCACACCGGGCTGTGGGGTTGGATTAGAATAGTTTGGGTTACGAGCTAGCTTGCCCTTGGCCTGAGAAAATGACTTAGTCTGGAATGTCACTAGTTTACATCCTTAGGCATAATACGCTGAAGGTCATCTTCGAGACGAAAGGCACTCTGAGCCTCTTGGCGAGCAGCTTCCTTGATCTCTTCTTTGGAAGGACGACCACGACCATGAGTATTCTTAGGCTCCCATCCCTTCTCTAGAAGGTACTTATTGGCAGCGAAGCTCTCTTTGCTGGTCGTTTTGGCTTCACTCATAATGCGAGACAGTGCCTTGCTCTTCATTCTGAGTTCTAGTTCCTTCCTCCACCTTGCTAGGTAGGGCTTGAACCAGCTACAAGCCGTAATTGCCTCCCAATGCTCCCAACCGTCGAGGTGGGAGACAGCAAATTGGTATTCGGTTGGATCATTGGCTTCCATATAGAGCCTATAGAGGGAGACATAGCCCTCATGATCCTGATCTTTAAGGGTAAATAGACAAGCAGATCTAGTATCAGGCAAAGTTGTCTCATAAAAGAGACCCTTTGTGATAAAATGTCCCATGATGGACTTGAATTTATTGCTCATCGTTCTATATAATACTCTTAAGTGATAATACTACGTAGTAGACACTAACTAACGTTAGTTATTACCTACTAACGTAGGCTAAAGAGAAGAGATAAGAGATAAGAACTAAAAGAACTACTTCTCTATGTTACACCTAGGTGGTTACCTTAGCTACAGTGTAGCCTAGGGAGCCCTTAAGCATCACCTAAGTATCCCTTAGGAGGTAACATAAGTATATCGTAGTAACACGAAGTAGTCAATACGTTGATTGAAGTATTCAGTGAATTTCTATGAGAAATCTCCGGGGTGTCATTCACGCATAGGAGACTACCCCGGCCCCCCTCCTAGGGGTCTCAGAAGTGGTTCTCTGTAGCAGAATCCCTAAGAGATTGCCCCAGCTATAGGGCTGAGAGGGTATTTTGGTGTATTGCGTATGCACACCACGCTAATTCCCTATGTCATTGATGTATCTACCATTACACATTACACTCAGGCTGAGACACATACGGTACATAGATACCATAGATTGTGGTCTATTATGCTCTGACAGCAAACATGCCATCGCTTACGCTCTGGCGCGGAGTGAACCGCGAGCTTGTTCAATCGAACTGAGATGAACACTACGTGGGTCGCTGCCGCTCCCAAGCCAGCTGCCGCTGTCTATCATCTAGCAGTTCTCATTCACCTCTTGTCCCCTCTCTCTCTATCTCATTAGCTTATCATAGAATGATGACTATTCCGGACTGGCGAGTGTCAACGATCCCAAGTAGTTCTCATAAGGCCAAGAAAGAGTTTTAGTACCAAGTCACCGCTGTCGCTCTCGCTATCGCTCGTGCCTTGGGTGCGCGATGCCAGCTGTCGTGCTCGCAGTACTCCCCATGCTCATTCTCTACGCTGCCGCTTCGTTCACTGCGCGTGGGTCCGTGCTGCTCCGCGCGCCATCTGTCACTTGCGCACCGTCTTCGAACTACTTGTGCCCAGCAAGCTGGCCGCTACGCGGTCGTTGACCCTCTGGTTCGGAATGTCCAGCGTTGGTCATAAGCTCAAGGATAGAGAGAGCTTAGTCAAACCATGGAGAGATGAGATGAACACCTATTGGATCAAGCTGGATGTCAAGTGGATCTCTGGTCGTACGAGTGAGGAGTACTTCAGCACATGGATGGAAGCTAACTCTTATCTCCATCACTACGAACATCAGATGGTCAAGTGGACCGCTCACAAGGCTTGAGGAAACTGACATGATCTTCCACATCAACAACTACGATGCGTGCTGTAACCACACCTTTGTTGTCATCATGAATGTGTGGGATGCAATGCACCACAATCCCGAACTGACCTCTTGGTCCGCACGTCGTGAGGCCAACGAAGCATACAACTACACCATCGTCTCTGGCTTGGTGTGGTGCTGACATGCTGTACGACATCACCGTCTTCACAATCTTCCTGTCTCCCTTCGTCTATGTCCTCGGTCTACTGACCGTCTGGAGTTGGGAGCGTACACGATGACTCTCAGCGAATTCATGTGGACTGTCTTGTTCCTGTCCATCCTCTACATCATCCGTCTGTCCCTCTCCAACCGGAGCTTCCTATCATGATCCAGCTCATCGCTGATTACTGGCTGCACCTTGTCCTCGCGTGCGCCTTCGTACCGTGCCTGTTCTACACCGACACGGATCATCCCAGACATTGATCCAAGTCACGTCCTGTAACAAACACATCAACGATTGGAACACATCATGAACAAGTCAGCTCAAATCACACTCATGAGGATCGAACATCGTCTCCACAATCTGAGAGGAGGACAAATACACCTTGAATCCTTGATACATGCATCAGAACGGGAAGATACTCATCACTCTCTTCTGAATCTAATCTCTAAAATAACACAGGAGATACAACAATTAGATGCGCGTGCTTTCACACTCCGTCAAGAGCTGAACCGTAGTGTTGTGAACGTTCCGTAAGGGGGATAACACGAATGGGACAGCACAGATCAGCCGTCATTCGCCAAGCATCAACTCGGCCCTTCGGGCAGCCGCAAGAGCGGCTCCCTTCGCTTCGCTGCGGGCTCTTGGACGCTTGCGTCTGCCGTCTGCCTGCGCTGTCTGGGAAGTGTAATGAGTGACTATGCAACAACATCACAGAGGAATGACTGACATGGGTAAGTTCACCAAGAAGAACCATCTCCCCTTCGCCGATGCAATCTTCACGATCATCGAACCGATCATCAAGGCTCTCGATGAGAACCCCAACTACAACGCTGGTGTGAGCGGTGACACCGGTCATGATCGTCCGAGCCAGCGTGATGTGGGTCTCCGCATCCTGCTGGACTCGTGGATCCGTCCTCTCCACAACCAGCTGCACGGCAACATCACAAGCTCCGACAACAGGAAGATCCTGAACGTCACCGAGCGCATGATGGAGTCCGAGACTCAGGTGGCTGCCCACCGTGACCGTTTCGCTGGACGCGAGGAGGACATGCTGATCGACCCGAGCACGTTCCGCATCAACCACTGGTACGAGGTGAACGAGAACCGGTACAACGCCTACCGCGAGATGTACGACAGCCTGCGTCTCACCTACAAGCAGGTGACCGGCGAGGACTGGAAGTACGTCGAGATCGGTGGACACCGTCAGGCAGTCGATGCCTCCAAGATGGCGGATGCCGAGAAGGCCAAGATGCTGGCTCGGTTCACGGGTGAGCGCAAGCTGGTCAAGAAGGAGGCTTGACCTCTGTTAGAGGCGTAAGCTTCCTATCATAAATGCGGCACACTACGTCCTGAGCATCAGACGTTAAACTGCTCACTCTCA